ACTGTTGGTTACTTTTTAGATCTATTCCATCTTTATAAATGTAATAATCCTAAACAAGTTGAAACATTAGTTAAATGGAGAATGCGTTCTCTAAAAATAAAACCAGTGTTTAAACAAGAATATTTCGAAATGGAATATCTTGATTATATTATAGAACAGGCAAAGTATTTTGCTAATGAATTTAATATCAAATTTAAAGAAATTCAGATATCTGATATTAAAATTTGATATTTAGAACGATAAATTTATATATTTATAATAAAGAAAGGAGGCCTAATATGGCTGAAACTAAAGAAAAGACAGTTGTAGATTCACTTTCAAATGATGATACAATTAAAGAACTCGAAACTCTTGGAACAAAAATTCATGATATTATCAAATCTGATGATTATAAGAAGTTTCTTGAGATCACAGAAAATTTGAATAAGAAACTTACTACAGATAATGAAAAAATCGACAAGACTGGTAAATCTGAATACACATTTGAACAACGTACACTTATTTCTGCACAACTTTGTGCTATGGGAAATGTTGATGCTGCTCTTGGAACACTTATGAATATTCTCGATTTAAGATATCGTGAAGAAGTTAAAGTTGCCGCTATTAAAGCTGTTGAAAAATCAGAAGATAAAAAAGATGCATAAGCATTAAAGGAGTTTAATTATGTGTGATTCAAATTCAGATAAAATGAAAGAATACGAAGAACATGCCCGTGGTAATGAAAGTCTTCGTGACCAAATGGATGGTCGTCTTAACGAGCCTCGTTTGGAAAAATCTATGGAAAATTCCGCAGAAAATCAGCAGCGTGACCCAGCTCAATCAATGGGTTAAGGAGTAAAACTTATATGGCAGTTGAATCTAATGAAAATAAATCAAATCAGGTATATCATTTGTATGCTCAGATGTCTAAGACATTTTTCAGCTACAAGAAACCTGCCGATGGAAAAGCTTATGCTTTTGTAAATATCATGTATCATGATGGAAAATTGACTCTTCGTTTTAAACGTGGAATTACTTCCGAAAATGTACTTGATCTCACATGTTATCTTTCACCTGCAAAAGCTTATGATGCTGCTCGCCTTCTTGAAGGTATTATGGGTAGACGTCGTGAAGCTTATGCTGCTGGTAAGAATTATCAGTCTGACGAAGTTTACAAGATTCCTACATCAGCTTATCGTGATGGACAGGAAGTTCCAACAGGATATCTTATAATTGATACAGAAATGTATGATGGCATTCCAAGACTTCGTCTTTCATATCATGATCTTGAAAAGAATGATTCTGTTGAAGTTGTATTCAATTCACGTGTTCCATCAGGTGAAATCGAAGCTTCAACAAGTCTTGATTTCAAGATTGATTATGCGGATATCGAAGCATATGAATTTGTAACAACATTCAAAGAATTACAGGATCCTCTGATTCCTATGATTTATCGTATGCAGGATGCTGCTGTTAATACAATCACCAAATATATCAGTGCTTGTTTCAAAAACTTCCATAGTGCTGGTAATAGATCTGGTGGTTATAACAATTCTTCAAATTATGGTGGTGAAGAAGAATTTGCTGATTCACCATTTTAATAATATTTTATAAAAAATATGGAAAAGAAACTAGTTAAGTATAAACTAGTTTCTTTTTTATAAGGAGAAATATAATCCTATGGATAAAATGTCTGAAGAAATGAAGACTGAAAAAGACTTCATTGAGAAGATGGAAGCTTCTAGTGTTACTAAAGAAGCAATTCCTACAAAATCCGAAGCTGATATCGAACGTGAAAATCTTCAAATGGAAATGATGATTAAATCTAAAGAAGAATCTAAAGATGCATTCAATGAAGAAAAAGAAGATACTCCACGTGTAACTATCGATGAATTACAAGCTTCACCTGTTACTTCAGAAGCATTACACAATCTTAGTAAAGATGCTAAGATTTCAAATACTGAACCTGAAATAACACATATTAATCTTGAAATTACAGCTAAACGTCCTACTGACGATGCTCCTTGGGCTGAGGAACAAACTCCAATTCAAGAAGAAACTCCTGTAGTTAAAGACGAACTAATTGTTGAAGAAAAAGAAAATAAGAAAGAAGAATCTCCTAAAGAAGAAATTAAAGAACCTAAACCACAGGTTGTTTCTAAACCTAAAGTTGAAAAAGAAGTTTCTGTTGTATCTGCTGCAGAAGCCGCAGTTATTAAAGAAACAGAAGAAGAAAAATCACAGCTTGGAAAAGAAATAATTACCGATGATATGGATCAGCGTGTTCGTGAAGAAAACATTGAAATCAGAAAAGCTAATGAAGCTCGTCTTGGTGAAATAGATGATGATGAACTTACACCTGAAAAAGTAATCGATACATTCAATAATAACTATGAAGATTCTGAAGAAGTTAATAATTCCGATAATAAAGAAGTTGAAATTGTTGACGATTCTTCTGAAGATACAAAAGAAAAAGTAGAAGCTGCTATTGAAAAGGCTGCTGAAGAACCACGTGAACATAATTATTTTGGTGGCGATGGTGTACAAACAGCTTTCAAGCTTCGTACGGCTAAAGTAGCTAAAGTTCTTAGAAACATTAAACTTGAAGATACGAATTCTATTACAGCTACTGATATTTCTAAGAAAACACAGAAAGAACAGCAGAATATTTATATGACTACAGTACTTCCAACACTGCAACCTAGTTATTCAGTTGTACCATTTGTTGTTTCTGGTGTAGTTATTACAATGACTGCTTTCCAATGGGTCGATATTAAAGATATTTGTAAGATCGACGAAAAGGTAGATGAACTCGATCCTTCTTCAGATGATTACATTTATAATAAAAACCTTCTTTTCTTGGAAAAACGTGAAAAACAGATGGATATCTTCTATAAACATATTTATTCTGTATCTGGTTTTGAAAATAAACCTTCTAAACATAAGTTGTTTGGTGAAATTATCAAATTCCCAGATTTCCAACAGTTATTCTTTGCTGCTTATGCTGCTACATTCCAGAAACCAACAACTATTGGTTTAACATGTGCTACTTGTGGAGCAACACACGATCTTTCAGTAGGTTCTAAAGATCTTTGTTTCTTACTTAATAAGCACATTGAATATGATAAGCTTGCTAAATATATTAATAAGGGAGCTATCAGTGGTTCATCTACTGCTGAAGTATATGAAGAATTCCAGAAAGAAAAAGTTGTAGAATCTGCTAATAAGATTTATCGTATTCAGCAGAAACTTCCTATTTCTTCTTTCATTTACGAACTTCAGGTTCCTTATGTTGAACAGGCTTATGCTGCTCTTGCAGAAATTATTGAAAAATTCAGAGATAAACCTCTTGAATATGTTGATGAAGATACAGAACAGGTTGTATCGATCGATTCAACATTTGGTTTACCAGATTATATGATTGAATTGAGAAAATATATTTATCTCAAATCTCTCATGGTTCCACATATTGTCGATGATCAGTCTAATGCTACAAAAGTTTCATACATTAGATTCACTGATCTTGATGGTATTATTGATTCTGTTTATAATCTTTCTCCAGAAGATTATAATACACTTATGGACGATCCTCGTTTGAATTCAATTATGAATATTTCCGGTATTCGTCACCTTATTGATGGAAAACAATGTCCTGAAGAATCTTGTGGAGCAGAACTTGGCTTATTGCCTGTAGAACCTGAAACACTTTTTTTTATGATCGCGCGGCGAAACTAGAAAGACTAGAAAAAGAAATAGCCGCACTCAAAGCTAAGAATGGAAAAGAAACAACAACTAATTCTACCAAAGAAGATCAAGATGATAATAACGACATATTAAACAATAATCTATTTGTGATAATGAAGAAGAAACAGAAAAAAGTTACGCATGATGTTATGGATAAGCAATCCGATAGAATCATGCAAAATATTCTTAATGCTTCTAAGTTACTTGAAGGTCGTTTCACATTTGATCAATTGGTAGAATTGGATATTCCTAACTTTGAGAATATCGTAAATAATGAGTTTGCTAATATTGATAATTCTTACGAAGCTTTTACTAAGAACGGAACTATCAATGCATATACTAGGAACGAAGTTATGAATATGGATAATAAAGTGTTACAAGAATTTAACCGTAAGACAACCATTAAAACACCCTAATTGTAATACTTAAATTTTTCATTTTATGATGGAGTATTAATATATTCAAAATGGCAAGCAAATCTAATTTGACATTTATTGATTTCATTACTGAAATCGCTAAAGAATGTCTTTCGAATACAGGAACTGAAGCATCACCATACGATGTTGAATTCGCTAATCATTATCAATCTCTTTATGATTTTGAAACTAATAATAAAGCGAGAAATAAAGTTCCAGAGATTACTAAAGTAATCCAAAACAATAAAAAGAAATCTGTTATTGCAGAGTTCAAAGAATCATCTACGTTAGATGTTGATAAAATCAAATCTTATTGTGATGATCATAATCTTGAATGTGATATTCAGGATGGACACTTAAAATCTGTTACAATTAATAAAAACTCTAAAGGAGTTATGGAGGAAAGAAAATGGGAGAAATAAATTCTGCCGAAATGGAAAAATTTGCTAATGAAATCGATAATAAACTGGAAAACTCTCCTGAAAGTGTAATTAAAGAATCATTTAGTGGTGATTTCCAGGAAATGAATATTTCTGATATTGGTTTCGGGGCAAAGGATTACAAATCTTCAAACCCAAATATTTTGAAAAATGATGCGGTTGTTAATGAAATTAAAAAGATTTCAGCTGCTGCAGAAACAGCCATAGCTCACACAATTGGTCCTTATGCTGATAACACATTAGTTCAAACATATTATACTCGGGAAGTTCCAGTTTATAATACTAGGGATGGTTATACAATTCTTCAGAATATGAAGTTTACACAGCCTATTCCTAATGCTATTTTCAAAATTATTCGTCAGACTTCTGAATATATGAATGAAAAGATTGGTGACTCTACATCATCTGGTATTCCTATTCAGAATGCTCTCTATACTAAACTTGTAGAAATTTTCAAAACTTCTAATGAAGGTGGATGGAAATTCTCTCCAGTTGGTATTCGAAATATTTGTAAGATCTGTGGCGATGTTATTATTAGCCACATTCGTGATAATCCAATTTATCAGAAATCTTTCAAAAAAGTAAATTCATCAGATGAACTTACTAAAGAAGAAAAAGAAGAAATCATTAAGTGGCTTTCTAAGATTGCAACTATTTCAGCAAACAATGATTATTTGACTGGTGAAAGAATTGCAAGACTTTATGAAAATAAACTTGATGGTCGTGGTGATGTAATTGTTCTTCGTTCAAATACTGAAGAAGAATATGTAAAAGAAAGTGATGCTTATGTACTTTCAATGGGATTGCTTGATCTTGAAGCTATGGCTAATACACCTGATAAGACTTCATGGGAAGCTGATAAACCATTGATTGCCATGTTTGATGGTAATCTTTATGCTACAGATCTTCCTGTATTTAAGCAGATTGTACAAACAGTTGCATTTGATATGCATAGACCATTGTTTGTAATTGCACCACAGTATGATAAAGATATCGCAGATTATCTTCGCAAATGTATTTCTGGTACTTATTACAATTCTCTTGGTCAGGAACTTAACGATCCTAAGTCTGATCCAGATTCTCGTCCAGCTAGAGTTGATATCGCTTGTATCGTTCTTCGTAACAAAGAAATTGCTGATGCTGCAGAATTTGATGATCTCAGAATGATGGTACGTGCTAATCCATTCCAGACAATGTATACTAAACTTTCTCCATTTGCAGAAGATCGTGAAACACGTTGTAAACAGATTGAAGGAATGTTTGGTACATGTGAACATATTTCTGCTGGTTATGCTGATGTTAACTTCATTGGTACAAATCCTGTTAAAGAAGAATTTGATAAGAAGATTGCTATGCTTAATGATAAGCTTGTAGCTCTTAAGAAAGCAACAAATCATTTTAATGATTGGACAGTTGCAGATCTTAATATGCGTATTGAAAAGCTTCAGTCTCGTACAACTTACTATTATTGTGGTGGACGTACAGACAATGCTAAGTATGCAAGAAAGCTTATTATCGATGATGCTGTTCAGGCAGTTTCATCCGCTATCAAGAATGGTGGAGTTTCAATCGGAAGTAATATCAGTGTTTGTCACTATATCGAACATAATATCAACAATCTTGTTGATGAAATTATGCAGAAGATTACAGATGCCAAACTCAATATTACTGCTGCTGAAAATTATAGCAATGTTCGTCAGATTGTAAAATTGATTCTTGAATCTATTGAATTCTCATTTGGTAATGGTTATCGCTATGCATTATTTAATATGTATCGTGATTCTAAGAAAACTATGGCTAAATGGAGAGAATGTATTGAAAAAGAAACACCATCTGTTTACAATATCATGACAAATATGATTGAACAGTTTGATGGAAATGATCCTGACAATTGTACAACATTGATTGTTCCAAAAGAAACAGATGCATGTCTTATTAAAATCATTCTTGAAACTGTAGGCGATTTGTTGACTGTAGGTAATATGATTACATTACTTTCACCAAATATGGATCTTGAAGCTCTTCAGTTGAAACAGCTTGAAACTGGTGCAGCTTATATGGCTCAGAATTCAATGATTTCAATGTAAAACTTTGTGAAGTAGTATAACTTTCTTATATATTTTATATAGGAAGGAGGTTAACTATGAAAGGAATTAATGTTAACCCCCGAAGGGATTTTGTTAGTGCTAGATATGGAAAGTTTGCTTCTAGTGCTAACAAATCATCATTTGGGGCAGGAAGTAGTAGATCTTTAGGTTTTAGAAGATCTGATCCTGGACACGAATCATCTAAAAATGATTTCATGTCGAAATTAAAAAATAATTCTACACCAGGAAATGTTTATATTCCATCAAATGGTGTCGAATCAATTAATGTCAACAATTATATTGAAAATTTGTTGATGTAAATTAATTAAAGAACGAGTTTTAATAAACTCGTTCTTTTTTTCGAGGTCAAATTTATGAGAAATAATAAAACAGTTTCTCAAGATCAAGTAATTAGAGAATTATATCATTCTCTTGAAAATCTTAAAAAAGATGCTTATAAAACTATTGAAAGAATTTGGAAAAAGGTTGGTTATAAACCAGATCCTTATAGTTCAATAGATTTAATTGATGTCTTTGTAATGTTGATGTTTGGTGAATCTAAATATGATGAAAATATTACTAAGAAAATAGATTTTAATAAAAATAAAAATCTCATCAAGAATAGTATCCTTTCAATGGGATTTGAAAATTCTATAATTATTCTTAGAGAAACTTCACATTTTGTAGAAGATTTCCTATCGAAATTTGCTGATAAATTTAGAACTCTTAACGGTAGCGATTTCAATGATCCTGATTCATATCTTACAGAAGATGAAGTGAAACGTTTAGATGAATTTATTTTTGATCAATCTTGGATGGCAACTCATTGTAATTCAAATATTATTTCAATGAGTACAATGTATAGAAATATTTCATCAAGACCTTTATCTAAAGTAAAACGTGATTCATTAAAAAGATATTTCTTTAATCATGTTTATGATCTTAAAAACAATGTTAAAATTTTCGATAAAGACGATATGTTCTTTGGAGAAACTAATTTAATCATGACTTTTTTTGATTATATCTGTGATTATATTTTCGGTGATTTTATTACTACTTACAATGTTTTGGACACACTTTTTAAATCATTTATTCAGTAAAATTAAAAGTGGACATTTTTGTCCACTTTTCTTTTATATATTATTATAATGTAAAGAATTTGTATAAGTTCTTAATATTATAATTTTATTAAGGAGAAATCTTATGATTTTCAACACTACTGAAGATGGTAAAGGATTCAAATGTGATTTGTCTGAAGCTGAATTAAATCTTGCTGAAAAGAATCCTGAAAGTTTTAAAAACTATTTGGATTATCAAACAAAACTCAGAGAAGATTTTTTAGCTGATATCAGAGATCAGAAAATTCGTGAACATGAATTAATGAAACAGCAAAATGAATTAAAATATGCCGATCTCAAAGATCAGCGTGAGAAAGATCTGGAAAATATCAAAAATCAGCGTGAAAATGATCTGGAAAATGCTAAAGATCAGCGTAATCATGATTATAGATGTCGCGAATTAGATGCTAAAGAATCAAAAGACTATAGAGATTTTGATGAAAAGCGTAGAAAAGATGCATGGGCATTTATACTAAGTGTCGGTACAGCAGCTATTAACAATTTCTGTTCAAATTATCAGATAGATCCGTTACCATCAAATGCTTCTTTAGATAAACCAAAAGAAGAATAAATTATTCTAAATGATTTGAAGAAGACTTATTATAATAAGTCTTCTTTTTTTCGATGAAGGACAAAATAATATACTAGAATAAGGGGAATGTTCCTATGAATAATAAATATTTTGGATTTAACGATGATGATTTGATTTTCTTATTCGGTAAAAATAAAAATAAAGCTATGAAAAGTTTAGAAGCTTTATCCAAAACACATCCTGAATATACCGATTACGAAGCTCTTGATCATTTATCAAAAGGTCATGGTAGAGAAGCTTATGTAAAACTTTCAAATCATCGTATCAAATCAGTCGAATATATGAATGCTTTTGAAATTATAGATAATAAGAAAACATTCGATCTTTCTACAACTGATGGTAAAGCTAGACATATCGATAGAAATAAAAATCAATATGGAAAAGCTCCTAAAGATTTAAAAACAATGAATGAATTTGTTAAACGTGGATACTTCATTAATGAAGGTTACAGTCCATGTCACAATTTAAAAGAAGACACAGAACCAAATCGTAAAGCTGCTGTAAGCAGAATGCTTTATTTAATAAGTCATAAACTTATGCATGATAAAAAAGAAGCTGGAATAGGAAATATCTCATTCCGTGGAACTCCAGGTTCTTCATTCGAAGGTTGTCAATTTATCTATAATGAAAACAGTGGAAAACTTGTTACTGATTCTATAAATCGTGGTACATGGGATTATGGTAAATTTGGAACACCTTCACATTATATGTTTGATATAGTTCCTTGGTTATCTATTGGTAATGGTTCTAATAATGAAACTCCTGAAATGTTTATCATGAGTAATAAAGATGAACAGATGTATCTTAAAACTACTTGTACTAAAATTAAAGAATGTATTGCTAATGATTTAGGAACAGCTACAGCTAAAGCTATCAAACAAGGTATGTCTTCAGAAGCAATAGCTATAAATCCTGAATTTATTTTAAAAGAACGTAAACAAGCATATCTTAAATCTGTAGAAGAAGTTTGTTCTAACTTTGTTGAAAGATGCGATGAAATGCCTTTAAGTTTCTTAGATTCTGATTGGAATAATTATATTTCATTCTGTACATCTGTTGATGATAAATCTCTTATTGCTGGATTAGAAATGTTTATAAATAGCATGGATAGCGATCCAGCATATCTTAAAGAACTTATCACAGATTCAAATAAATCTAAATATAAAGAGTTCTTATTAAAGTCATCATTCATTTGTTTAAAAGATGGAACTTTAAAAGCTGGAGCAGTTGTTAAAAACGATATGCCTATAACTCTTAAAGTAAATCTTAATAAAGGATTTGTTGAGAGATTACAAAATTGTGCAAATCAAGACGTTGCTATTAAAGAATTCCATAAGATTCGTGATGAACTTATAATTCCTATTATTTCTGAAAGACTTGGTAAAATAAGCTTCAAATGTAGAGTATTGGATGACGTTACTGATACTAAAGATAGTTTTGAATCATTTATATTGACTGTAAGTCAGTTAAGAACTATTTCTAAAGAAGAAGAGATCCTTATAACAAACGCTCAGAATAAAATCAAACCAGAAGAAGAATTTGCTAAAGAAGATTTAAACACTTATTATGAACCTGAATATTCTACAGAAGGTGTTATAAGTGGAGTTACAATAGCTGTAGGAATTTCTACTTTAGTTCTTGGAGTAATTGGAGTTATAGTTTATCTATTTGATAAATTCCTTTGGAGCAAAAATAGAAAAATTATTCAAACTATTTCAGATAATATCAATATTATTGAAGAGCCTATTATAGCAGATTATACTAATTATACAGCTCTTTATAATAAAGCTATGAAAGAAGGCTCATTCATCAATAGTCTATACACTATTGATAAATATGGAAAATACCAATTTACAACTGAAAATAGTGACTTTTCAAAAGATTCTTTCTTATTAGTTGATGAGACAACTTTTGCTCAGGATATTGTAAACAAATTATACTATGCTTTCAAAGAAATGAAGAATAAAAATCCTAGAGAAATAAAATCTATTTTTGATAATATCCAATACACTTATGTTCTTGCTGAAGGTAAACCATTATTAGAATTACTTAATGAACTTAATAGAAAATCTGGTAGAGTTTACGATCCTGTTACTGGTAAATATAGAGATGATGTTGATGAACATACAAAAGATTCTCTATTAATCGAAATGGGAGCTATAAAATCTAGTTATAAATCTATTAAGAAATTAATAATTTCTGAATGTGGTAAAATGGCAAGAAAAGGTTTTGATGTAAGACCTGTTTTCTTTGTTAATGGCCATTCATATTTTAATGATGATATTTTTGCATCTAATGAACCTTATAAACTTGAAGATGTTAAGGTAGCTTTCTATTTATGTATGCATACTAGTATTAAATATGAAAGCTTTATGAAAATTAAAGAAATTGTTGAAACAGAATTAGCTAAAGATTCTAAAAAATAATTATATTGGATAGGGAGATAATCCCTATCCAAATTTTATTTATATATTTTTAAACTGCTAAGTACAAACATTATATATCGCAAAGGAGTTTTAATATGTTGTCTTTCAAAGTAAATGAATTGGTTACTAGTTTATGCAAGAAGGAATTAGTTATTAAACTAAAAGAAATTTTTGATTATTTTACAAACAAGCGAGATTATGATATCTTTTGTGAAATAATTGAGAATTATATCCTGGATGATTATTCCAGAGCAACAAATGAAACCGTAAAGATAATATGTGAGGATGACGAAGAAGTAGAAATTACATTATTTCAGTTCCTTATAAACTTATACTTTCTCGAATTTAATTTCATGTACAAAATTCCAATTACAAGAGATTGGATGCAGGATATTGATGTTAACTTCTTAAAAGATTATCATAAAAATCTTGAAAAGATTTGTCAGGAAAAGATCTATCCAATTATTGAAAAGAAGAAAATTAATTCTGAAGAATGTTTTTCATTCATTCTTTCTCATATAACTGAAAGAATGGAACAGTTGTCTGAATTATTGGCAACCATTTCTTCTCCAACAATTTCAATCATCGATCTTATTGATTTCTGTGGAAGAAATAAAGAATTTGATAATCTTCTTAATACTACACTTGATGATACTAAATCATCAGCGCAGCTCGAAGCTCAGTTGAAAGAAGATGGACAGAAATTGTTCGATATTATTCTTAAAGATGAAAATTCATGTTTGTTCCCATTTGTACAATCAAATTGTTTGTCAGTATTACAGCTTACTCAGATGTTCATTGCTGTAGGTCCACGTATGTCTATTAACAACATCGTTCTTCCTCATATTATGAAACGTTCATATTTGAATGGATTACAGAATGTTGGTGATCAGATTGCTGAATCGGAACTTGCTGCGAAAGCTCTTATTTATAAGAAAAAGTTCGTAGGTGTTTCTGGTTACATGTCACGTGAAACAAACTTAGCAGGTCTTAATAATCGTATCGATTATAAGATGAATGATTGTGGAACCAAACACTATATCAATTATGAAGTTAAAACTCCAAAACATCTTGAATTAATAATTTCTAAGAATATCATTATGAATAATGGTAAACTTAAGAAAGTTACAAAGAACGATACTGATTTAATCGGAACAACTGTAAAACTTAGAAGTATTTGTACTTGTGCACATCCAGTTAAAGGACTTGTATGTAAAGCTTGTTACGGTAATCCACCAGACTTTAAATCTTCTTATAGAATTGGCGGTGCAACATCTACAGAAGTTGAAAACAAATTGTCAAATGCTGTAATGGCTGTAAAACATGCTGCTGGTACAAAAACTAAAGAATTTGATGATGAAGTTTTACTTTCTATATTCACAAATGATGAAAATAGATTGGTATTGAAACGTCTCGAAGATCCAGAAAATACTTCTATCATATTCGATAAAGAGTACATTGAAGATATTATCGATCGTGTTAGAAATGATGAATATGACGATTACGATGATTATGATGACGAAGAAGATGACGATGATGATGAAGGATCTACACGTGTAGTTTCTAAAATGCTTGTCGATCTTAAAATCGTTACAAAGAAAATTGATGCTAATGGTGAACCTTATGAAGATGAATATGTTGTAAAGCTTGATGGTTCATTCTTAACATTGTCTGAAGATATGCTTTCTGGAAATAACTTGAAAGCTATTGATATTCCGATCGATTCAGATGTAGCAGAATTGAAACTTTCAAATATTAAACCTGGAACACCAGTATTTAATATTAAATATATTACAGCTGAAACATCAAGATATCTTAAGGAACTTAAGAATATTATTGAACGTTCTAAACCTAATTGGTATTTTAATGATCTTGATACACCATTGAATGATTTCGCTGATCTTGTAATTGAGGCAGGATTGAAGAATGAAGAGATGGTATTCTTGGAACCAATTATTTATGCTTTAACAAGAGATCAGAACAATATTCTTAAACATCCTGATTTCAGTAAAGATAATCCTGAATTTGTAGTAATGAATTTGAAAACTGCTATATTTAAAGGTGATTTATTAAGTGCATTAGTTTATCAGGAAGTTTCTAAAACAATTAAAGATATTGATTCATTTGAACGTGATGGAATAGGTGATGGTATTCATGATTCATCATTTAGAACAACCGTAAAACACGATTTCAATTATATGAAGAAAGCTTTAAAGAAAGCTAAGATTATTTAATCTATTAACTCACCAGGAATATTCCTGGTGAGTTATTTTTTTTATTTTACTTATATATTATAATTATGGAGGTAAGTAAAATGGCTACAAACAAATTATTTGCATATCTTAATGAAGGATTTGATGATGATTTTGTTACAGATTTGATTGATTATATCAAAAATAAACCTGGAACAAAATCAATAACTAGAGATGCCGTAAAACAAGATGATATTACATACGATTCAATTAAAATTGAGCGTAACAATCATCTTTCCATGTATGGTGGAACATCTTGTAGATTAGATCCTCCAGAACCAAATGTTACTGTAAGAGAATACGGTAACTGGTTATGTGATATGGTTGATAATATCATGTAACTTTAAAAGAAGAGGAAAGCCTCTTCTTTTTTTTGTAAACAAAATGTTTATTTTGTATATTATATTTATAAGAAAAAGTTTTAGGAGGAGATTATGCTTAATATTCAACGTTGGCATTTCTTTAAAATGATTTCAGATGGTGACTTCTTTAAAGAAGGACCATCAGAAATCGATGTTAACTTTGGTGAAGATGCTCAGAAACTTCGAGCATTAGTAGCTGAATTTAATAGTATCCAAAAAGATTGGTTTCTTAAAATTGATCTTGAGGAAACTGATCTCTCTAAATGGTGGTTTAGATTTAAACCATTAAATAGAGAGTCTTTTATATTCTTCAGGAGGAAGAAGATAGAAAAGCTTAAGCTGCTCTATAATAATACAAGTTATGCTTGTAGAGCAGCTCATACTCTCTATAGTTTTGAAAATGAAATTGTAGAGAGTGTAAAGGATCTGGAGACTCTTGCTAGATGCACTACAGCTCCAGTTATTGTAGATGGTGATCCATTAACTACTAATACAAACATTTGTAAGTGGTGTGAAAATGTGTCGCCTACTTTCTTGAAACTCTCGGTTCCAAGAAAGTTATCAGTTTTAAGCATTCTTTACGGAAAATATTTGGGAGAAGATCCTCTAGAATTTGAAGAAAAGAATGCTATTGAGGATTTTATTAAGGGAGGAAAAAATGAATAAAGAATCTTCTATTAAAATGATGTTGGTAGCTGCTGTAGGATTATTTCTTGCAGTAGTAATTTTTGGTATTGTAGAGATTAGACAAATCTCTACAATTCGTAAAACAGAAACTGCCTGTGGTGGAGATGGAATCTGGTTAATAGATTCTGCCACAGGTAAAACAACATATGTTAATATGACAACGTATGTTGAAAAGCAGGTAGCTGTAAATGAAACAGCTACGACTTCTTATGGAGTTAATTACTCCAAAGAAGGTCAAATGACTCTCCTTGATGCAGATTGTGATGTAAAGGAGGCATTTGAAATTCTCGACTGTGTTAGAATGCGTGTCAAGATTAAAATTGGTGATATAGTATATCACCAAGCCTATGCCAAAGGTTCAGATGGTTATACATATCTTGTAGTAACCGATGAAAATGGCAATATCTCTAGAGATGGCGAGGGAAACGCTACAATAATCAAGAGATGTGACTTCGCTGATTTATATCTCGGCGAAGAATAAATAAGGGTGGGAGAAATGGAATGGAAGTCATTTCTCCTTTTTTTAATTTGTTAAATTAATAAGTAAATAATTATATATTATATTTATAATAATTAAGGTAAATAATAGTCCATGGAGGTAAAGTTATGGCTATGAATAAGATTAAGAAGAGCGACGTAATTAAAGTCGCTGCCGGCGTAGGCATTGGTGTTGCAGGAACACTCGCAACAGAAAAATTGGTAGTACCTGCTATCAAAAAGAAGGTAGCTGCTAAAAAGGCTGCTAAAGCTACTGTTGATGTTAACATCAACAAAAATGACTCTGATAATAAGTAATTATTTTCTGAGTCATTAAAAAATTCACGTTGGAAGGAGAGCTTTTGCTCTCCTTCCTTTTTTTATTTTTTTAAAAATTATAGAATTATATAATATACATCCGGAGGTTCGAATTGTGTTCGAGTCAAAAGTTATTGTAAAGAAATTTCATAACCGATATGAATTATCACCTTATGAGAAATGTAAATGGGATAAAGAAACTAGAACTAAATCTGGTACAGCTCCTAACTTAGATGATTCATTTTGTGTATTTGAAAAGGTTATGTTACCTAAAATAGGTTTACGAACTATTAAGAAAGATAAACTTGAATTATATGATAAAGAAAAGAAAACCTTATATCTTCCAATTGGTGTAGGTGATGAATATATTGAAGAGAAATTATATGAAGCCAACGCTCAGTGGGAAATTCACGATTTTACATCACAGATAATTAGACCACGTGAAATAGCCTTCAATTTGGACCCAAAATACCAAATAAAGGACAAATATCAGGCTGAAGGTATCGAATTTTTAACTACTAAAAAATTATTTCATTCTAAAATCTTAGCCCTCGCCACAGGTATTGGTAAAACATTTTGTGCTATTTCAGCGGCATATAGACTTAAAGTTCCTATGTTAATCATTTCGGAAACATTAGGTGATCAGTGGTGTGAAAAGATTATCGAATATACAAATAAAGATTGCACAATTGAAAACCATATGATCAAAATGATTAAAGGTACAGATAATCTTCACAAATTGGCTCAAAGAGATTATTCTAAAAATGTAGAAGCGTTTTATATAACAACTTCATCATCTTTAGCAAGATACATAGATGTTTATGGAATGGATGGTTTAAATAAACTTTGCGATGAATTAAGTATCGGTATTGTTTGTTTTGATGAATTCCATATGCATTGGGTACAAAATGTGAAAATAAATATGGCTATAAATTGTGAGAATACTTGGTATCTAACAGCAACTCCTACTAGAACGGATAATGGTGAAAGTAGAGTTTTTAGACGTACTATGAATAAAATTCCGATTTATGGTCAAAAAACTCAAACAATTAGAAATGATATCAATTTAAGATTAATTGATTACAATACATATCCAACTGATTATGAAATACAATCTTGTATGACTTATAAAGGTTTATCAGCTATAAACTATTGGAATTATATTTTTAATAATGATAAACGTCGTTTGTATTTACTAGGTATGATTAAAATGGTTATAGATGAATGTCTTGATAAAGAACCAGATGGAAAGATTTTAATATATTTAGCAAAGAATGAACATATCAAAACTTTCAAAGAAATGCTTGAAAATCTTTATAAAGATTCTGATATAAGTTTTGGAAATTATACAGGTTTAGTAAATAAAAATAAAAAACGATATGAAATTCGAAATAACATTATTTTTACTACTATTGGTTCTGGAGGCGTAGGTCTGGATGTTTCAGATCTAGTAGCAACATTATCATTCGTACCTTATAGTTCTATTATAATCTCTAATCAGATGATTGGACGTTTGAGAGAATCTAAAACCAAAGAATTATTTCATTACGATTTCATAGATACCGGTTTTAAAACAATGTATTCTCAAAGAGTTAAACGTATTCATGTATTTAGACAAAAAACAAAATCCGAAGAAGAAATAAAAATAAGTTATCAGGATGTTATCAATTATATTAGAAAATAATTTCCTTATATATTCTGATAATGATATGAGGTTGTCAAATGAAAAACAAATTAAACATTGACAGCTTGTATAGACCAATAGCTAACTTTGGTAGTATTGGTTTAGAACATCGAGTCAATCTGTTCGAACCTTCTAAGGTTTCAGGTGAAAAGAATGTTCCGTATAAAAAAGATTTTGTTTCGACAAAATCTAAAGGTGGGATCATTGGATTTAAATCAGTAGCTTTTCGAAATACTAAAGATTCAATAATCTTAAAAGGTGTTTCATTTAGTAAAGATGATGTTAAACGAATTCCACCATCAGTATATCTAACTTATAGTGATGTTTCTGAAATAAAACGAATATTTGCAACTGCAAGTTCGTGGTTTACTTCAGATATAAAAAATGATTTATTTCAATATGAGGATAATATTCCTTATAGAGTATCAGAAAAATACAATGAGTTATCGGTAGTTATGAATTGTAGTAGTGGATATACAGGAAGTTTCCTATCTATCCAACCGTATGTAATAACAGATTCCTTAAATAACATCGGATATCCTGGCGTAATTTTCAAATGTCAGCAAGGTGTTTTAGGAACATGTAGTCTTACAGAATTCATGTCTCTCGGTTCAATATTGATAAAAAATCTTGAAAACTTGTATGAATTATCTATACAATTAATGAATCATTTTATGCTACAAGAGGAGGTATAATGTTTTGGAATACATATCTGAAACCAATGAGATAGTTATTCGAAAGGATGATTATCTTAGACTTGGACCAAATGGTTTCTACAAATACATAGGACAAGTAAAAACAATACATGAGGTACCTAATTCAAACTGTCTTTACAGTATGGATGGTCTTTTGTATATAAGAAGAGTCGATCTTGAAAGGTTAAATCGAATGAAAGATATCGAGAAACCTGCAAAAGAAGTAGATGATTCTGATGAATTAGATTTGGAGGTAAAACCTGGAGATGATTCCACATTGATTATTATCAAGGAATTGTATAAAGGTTTTACCAAAAATGCTTTTAGGAAATTATTCGATAATGATTCGGATATGAATAATATGCGAAGAGCTATCGAAAAATCTCCGAACGGTCAGCTTTCTCTGAATAGATTCAGAGTATTGCTTAATAAGTTGGGTCTCAAATATAAGATTTACGTATTCGAAGATGATATGCCGTCGGCAAATGCGATACGTCCGTCTAATTTTGATGACAGGTTAGAAAAAATTAATTCTGATGAAAAGGAAAATATATCATCAGACGAAAGTAACGAGGAGGAAGACTAATATGAGTCTCGGTAAGAAAAATTCAAAAGAAGTAAAGAACACACAGCAGCCTGCAGTAACACAGAAAACAGTTGTAATTCAGCCAGTAGTAGCAAAAGAAGAAAAACCATCTCAGTATGGTGCATGGGGCTACAAGTATGTCAATGGTAAGAAACTTGTTGCAGGACTTATCAGTGAGATTCCAGCATTCTGTTCAGGTTTCAGTGCAGGTCACGATATCGCAGTATCAATTGATACTTGTCGCAAAAGTGATGTTTCTAAGAAAGACAAGACAGCCTGCGTTTTCAAGACAGTTGGTAAAGTTGCTTTGAAAAGCGTAACTGGTGTTGTTGCTGCAAGATGTATCTATGATACAATCAGCAACGTTGTAGATCTTTCTGATAAGAAATAATTCTTAACACGAAATCTTTAGTTCCGGAAGTAAAGGTGTGTGGTTGTAAAACCATACATCTTTATTTTTTTCTTCTTTATATATTATTTTTATACATCAAGGAGGGCAATAATATGAAAATAAAACAAACATTTAATCGTATTGTTACCAAACTATTTAATCCGTTAGATCATATTAAAAATTACGAATGTGATAAAGATGGATTAGTTCCAAAGTTCAATAATAAAGGAGGAAAAAATGGACAACGGAAAAAAATCAAAAGCTGGAAAAATTATTAAAGGTTGTTTGATCGGGATTGGTGGCTTAACTACAGTTGGCTGTATAGGCTATGTGGTTAAAGAAGTAAAGCGTGAATATGATGAAACTGTAGATGAAAATAATCGTTTACGAGATTTCATTAATGACCACGATTTTTATGAAAAAGCACAAACAAATTTCAGATCTTCAGATTATACAGAATCTACAAATGATGAAAAACCTGAAGAAAAGAAATTTGATAGAAACAATCCTATTTATAAACAGTCTCCAGCTACAATGCGTAAATTAGGATTGAATCCAGATGGTACTCAACGACAGAAAACTCAATTAGTCAAAGTCGGTGAATACATAAACGAAAATGGCTATGTTATAGAAGTTAAGGAAGATGTACCTACAGGATTAAAAATCTACAATCCTACAAATAGAACAGTTTTATCAGAAGATGAAACTAAGGAAGAAATAGCTTATGGAAACAATTGATAATTTTGGATCCGAATTTAAATGGACTCCTAATGACAATCAGAAGTACGCAAGTGAGACAACTAATCAGTCGCCTCGTAGGGAATTTAAACCTAATGAAGAATCTGTTAAAGTTTTATATACTGATGGTGGTTCTCGTATTTTGAATACTCCTGATGGAAAACGTTACATTGGTGCATGGTCTTTCTATGATACTGAAACAAATGAAGTTCATGGAAAAGCTGAAGACAATGCAACTAATAATCAGATGGAATTAATGGCTGCTATTAGAGCCATCGAATACCTAAATAACAATGGTGTTCCTAAAGATAAATGGGTAACTATTTATCTTGATTCCGATTATGTAAGATTTGGAATTTTATTCTGGACTAAGAAATGGGTTAAAAATAACTGGATGAAAATTAATAAAGACGGTCAGTCTGAACCAGTTAAAAATGTCGAATTATGGCAAGCTCTTTATGAATTAAATTCCGAACGAAAAATTTATTGGCTTCATGTTCCAGGTCATTCTGGGGACGAAGGTAATGAAAAAGTAGATATCAATTGTGGTATTCTCATGGATAAATTCATAGAGAATGCTGGAATTGAAATCTTAAAGAAACAATCATAATTTAAAAAGAGAGGATTTATATCCTCTCTTTTTTTGTTTATTAAATATGTTAATTTATATATTATATTTATAGCTATATAAGGAGGTAAGTTAATATGGCAAAAGAATTTTTAACTGTAGAAGAAAATGCTGCAGAAATTGAAAAGATTAAATCTTCTATTTCGATGGATGATTTAAAAGAATTGAACACAATTGTTGTTCATGGTGGTACATTTCACCTTGATGATGTATCATTTGTTGCTGAGATAATTGAGGTTCGTAATGAACTTGGAATCACAATAGTTCCAGAAATTATCAGGGTTTCAAGAAACGATGTTGAAAAAACAATTTCTGAGTTAGAAGCTCTGAATAAAAAATACATCATTGGTGATATTGGCGGTGGAGTTTTTGATCATCACGATCAATTGGTTGTTCGTAAACCTATTAATGCTAATTCTAGCGTACTACGTTCATTTGTAGAGAAAAAACGAATCGAACAACCCTATGCAGCTTCATCAAAGCTTTGGCTTGCTATAGGACCAAAACTAATTGGTGAAGAATTCGCATCAAGAGTTGATAGAGATTTCTTTATGGCTTTAGATGCAAATGATAATTTTGGATCAATAAAAACTGATATCATTTTTAATGGTGGATATTCTAAAATGCAGAATCCATTATCATTAGCTATCAACTGGATGAATGTTGATCCTAAAGACCCATTATTACAAACGGATGCTTTTATGAAAGCTGTTGATTTTGTAAGAGCAATTTTCAAAGGTATGATAAGTACTTATAAGAATTTGAAAAAATCTTATGATGAAAATCATGTTGGTGAGATTGAAGAGAAAGCACAAGAAGATAAATGTGTAGCAATTCTTGATAAATATGTACCAAGTATTCTTTTCAATCCTGGAAAGGTTTACTACATTGTAGAACCTGCTAACAATCCTGGTTGGTGGCAAGTAGCTACAACTGACAGTGATGCACATCCAATAATTCGTAGAGAGTTATTAGAGGATATTAATCATCAATTATATTTGGATTTACAGAATTATGATAAATCTGTAGATTCTGGAGAAATTCAAACACAGAAAGTCTTCTTCCATAAAACTGGTTTCTTAGCAACTTTCCCTAAAAAGGAATGGGCTGAGATGGTAGCTTATGAAAGTAGACAAGTTTGTAATAGAATAATAGTTTCTCCTAAGTGGTAAACTAGCAATATAAAGAAGGGGGAGAATTAACTCCCTCTTCTTTTTTTTATTTGTTTAAAATAAATTAAACATTTTTAGCAGTTTTAGTGGCTTCTCTAGCAGCTTTGTTTGCAGCTTCACGAGCAGCATTTCCAGCAGTACGAACTTTCTTAGCAGCATCAACTGTGCTAGCAATTCTTGTATAGATATCCATCACAAGTTTACCAACTTTTGATGAGAATTTAAGCATAGCAGCTGTAGAAGAAAGATAAACTTCTGAAGAATTCATAGATCCATTATTATTAGACCATTTACGATCTTCATATGTTTTACCATTTGTTCCTTCAGTAGTTGTTTTAACTGTGCGTTTAGCAAGAGAAGAATCTACTTTATTAGCAAGTTCAGTTGCAATAGAAGCATATTCATCAGCAGTCTTAGCAAAACGATCTGCAAATTTTCCAAGATTCTGAAGTGCTACTTTATCACATTTCATCTGTTTCTTAGAAGCAAGATCAGCCCACTGTTTTTCATCGATAACAGAAATGTTACAAAGATTTTTCAAAACTGTAACATATGTATTATCATCAGATGTCGAAATCTGTTTTTCAGCCATCTTATAGAATTTGTCGAAAGTTGTAGCTTTCTTTGTATCAACTGAGATATCTGAAGTTGGAACTTTGAATCCAAAATTAGACATAAGCTGAGCATTGCGTTTGCGAACATCTTCTGTAGCTTTATCATATGAACTTCGTGCAGAGTCATTCATAAGGTCTGGAATATTTGTAAGTTTCTTTGCAGCAGCAGCAATCTGTTCATACTGAGAAACGATTCCACCCATTTTTTCAACTTTCAAACCACGAATATCAAGTGGTTTTCCGTTAAGTTTTTTAAGATTGAGAGATGCAGCATTTACTGAACCTGATGTTGAAGAACCTTCAGATTTATCAGCATTAACATTCATATCAACTGTAGCATCTGGTCCTTTTTCTTCTTCAACAGCTTTCTTCTGGAAAAGTCCTACAAATTTTCTGAAAAGATTTGCAATACCTTTGAAGAATTTTGCAATAGCATTGAAAATTGTTTTAAAGAATCCGGCTTTCTTTTCTTTTGTTTCCGGTTTATCGGCAGCTTCTTCATTTCCAGTGTTAACACCAACAGCATTAGAATTAGCATCAGCTTCAAGTGACATCAGATGACAAAGAGATTCTACAGATGTAGCAGCAGCAGTTGGCATACCAGAATGTGTACCATAATTAGCAGAAAGCTTTTTACACATCTTAATTTTATCAGCAGCATTCTTAGCTTCGATCAACTGATATGTATCGAGGAATGCAAGATTTTCTTCAGATTTAGCTAAATCAGCAGAAAGAATATCATCAAAGCCATCATATCCTTCGATAGAAGCTTTGTATGATTTTTTAGGAAGAGATACCATACCAGTACCATCCTGGTAAAGTGCTTCAAGGCTTCTTGAATTATCCATGTTTAGTTTCTCCTTATAAGGAATAAAAATTTGTATATACAAATCTTATAAATGAAAACTTCATTTATAAAGATAAGGCATATTTATATAAAAGGTTACCTATTCATTTTGTTAACCTTTTTAGCGATTTCATTTACCTGATGAGCATTAGAATTTAAACCTTCTCGATAGAGTTTACCATTTCTAGCACCAGCATGTTTTTCTTCTAGTTTAGAAATTTTTCTATCAGTAGCAGTTTGAACTTGTCCATCACGGTAATCGTTTGTATCTCGTTTATACTGAGCACCATTCTTATAACCTTTATCTCGAGAAGCATTTTCAGTATCAAGCATAGACTTAATTGCTAAAACTGCTAAACGATCGATTCTAAGAATCATATCATAATAAACATTGATACAGTCGATAAAATAAGTTTTTCTACCAAGTAATTCTTTACAAGCAACATTTATACCATCCCATATGGAATCGATGATTTTAGCTTCATCTGATTTATTAGGATTGTTACTTGCTTTAAATTCTTTGATAGCGTTTGATTTTGATAACTTGATATCATTCATAACTTTTCCATCTACAGTTTTACTTAAGACAGAAGTAGTCATACCAACTACACTGAAGACATCTTGTTTATCAGAATCTGCGAGAATTCTGAAAGATTCAGGACTAGTAAATACTGAAGTTACAGAACGTCTAGAAGGATGTTCTTCTGGATTACTTACAAACATAGTTACAATTAAATGATTTGCAGGAGGATATCCTTTTAAAACCATATTTTTTGCGGTGTATCCATAAACTTCACGTTTACCATATCTTAATAAGATATTAGCAATTTTAAATTTAGTAGCATTAAGAATCTTATCTCGCCATGAAAGTTTATTTTGGTCAACTTTCTGACCTTTTATATTTTGACCTATGTACTCTTTAACATATCCGTTTACTACAGAGATTGCACCTTCAGCTGTTGTCTTAGTTTCTAATGCCTTAGACATATCCAAAACTTGTTTAAACAACTTATTTACATCTGCTACAATATCACGAATATATTCTTGAGCTGGGCCTTTGAGAATATTTACAGGATCATCAATCATTTCGTTTTCAAAAACATATGAATCTGATCCATATCTTGAATATAACCCGCTTTCAACTCTATCCAAATAACGTTTATAAAAACCTAAATTCTTTCTTTGGTTTTTCCAAAGTTTAAAACGTTTATTTAGATTATCTACTTTTCCTGGTAACTCTTTTAATTGATCAAAAACAGAAGGCTTTTCAGCTTTCTTAGCAGCTACCATATGTGAATTTTTTTCTACGGGTTTATTAGAAGCAGAAACTTTTTGATTTTCATTTAGTTTCTTTTTTTCTGCGACTTCCGCTTCTACAGAATATAGGAAGTCTTTATAAGAAGTCGTTTCCATAAGATACTCCCTAAAATTATATTATTTTGTTCATAATTACTTGTATATTTGTTCAGAATACACATTTAGTGAACAATAATTAGGTAATGGAAGCTTTTTATATTTTTCCAATACTTCATAAATTTCTTCAGTCATACCATTATGATCTTCAGGACCAATAATAGCTATCTTCTTAAGATTATTATTAATAATGTATTCGTAAGTTCCTTTAATATTTGGAGTTATTATACTATTATAAGCATCTTTCTTAAGAATATCGTTGAAACCACCATCGGTTTCACCATAATAAAATCTGATATTTTCTAATGGAATCTTAGTAAATATTGTTTCTTTAAAACCTGCTCTAAGCATATCAGAATTTTTAAAATGGTAAGGAAAATAAAAACCAATTCTTTCATAAAAATTATTAATTCTTACAGAAGAATTAAATACCATACTTTTTAATGATATTTCCATTATTTTCCAATAATATTTACGCTTTATTTTATCAATATCTTGAGGTTTTAAAACATTTTCAAAGATTTTATAAACATATTCTATACCATAGATATAATCATTTGGTCTTGTAAAGAAATGTTCAAAATCAATTTTAGCATCAGTTTTAAATAAAGCGTTAATAACTTCAATTAAACCTAAAGAAGTATATTGACAAACATCATCCCAATAGATTAAACATCTAATTGGTTCCTGGTTTATAACTTTATACATATCTTTAAGTTCACCATAAGTTACTTGATTATCACCCATTTGTAAGACAGTATCATCTTTCAAATTAGGATCAACTTTCATTTTTAAGTTAATATCATCGTCTCTCATTGTTAAACTTCCTATATAATGATGTAAAATTGTAAAAAATAAAGATCCTGGATAAACCAGGATCTTTATAAGAATTATTAGATGTAATCCTCAGGATTTAAAAGCCAAGATTCATTGCTTCCAATATCCTTTCGTTTTTTATAGTTTCCATTTTTATCTTTAGGAACATTTTCTGTTTCCCAACCAGTGTATTGACCAGATGTTTTATTCTTAAGAGAAGCATCTTTGCCTTTTTTATTGTTACCAAAATATTGATCATTAAACACATTTTCATTGTTATTGTTTAATAGATCATCAACAAGATGATTACCATAATTCTTCTCATTCATCTTACCGAGATGTTTTTGAATTTCGTTCTCTTGCATTTTACCTATGGTATTTGCTTTGACATTATCGATGCCTTTACCGATTTTCTTACTAGTTTTCTTAGCACCTTTTTCAAACTTTTCAAGTTTGTCCCAATTAGCATTTCTCTTATTTACTTTTTCTTCATTTTCGGTATCAAGACCTGCTTCTTTGAGAGTATCATTGGCTTTCTTAGCATCACGATCTTTTTTCTTGAATTGGAACCATTTACGTTCTTTTTTAGCTTTAGCAGCTTTATCAAGAACATTTGTCAATTTAACCAATTCATCGTCCATTTTCTTATAAACTGTAACAGCTACCTGAATTAACTTATTCAACATTTTGAAACAAGTCATTGTTGTAGTAGCAAACTGATATACGATAATAGCATTAGCGTAATTTTCATCTCCACCTTTATATTCTTTAAGGTTTCCATTACCATCAGCAATGTTACGATCTTTATGAGAAATATATCTATTGAAAGCTTTATCGGCTTCTGTTACATCATGCTGTAATTTAGTCAATGTAGAATCAATAGTTTTTAAAGATTCTGTTAAAGAAGGAATAAGTTTTCTTAATTCAGCAGGATTTGTAGTACCATACTGAGCAGCAGCTACAGATGCGGCATTTCCACCAGCTTTTTTAGCAATAAGATTTGCTCCTGTGAAAAATTTAGCATAACCCTCAGGATCATGATCCCATTGTAAATAAGAAAGACATTCTTTAAATTGTCTATTGAATTTAGCAATTTCTTCTTTAGTAAGTTTCTGAATTGTTTCAGGAACCTGTTTACCACCAGGAATAAATTCAGCTAACTGTGATTTAATTCCATTAACATTAGAAATAATGTCATTATATGAAAGATTTGAATCTTTATTAGCTGCTAAATATCCACCCTGTTTTTCAACAGTCTGTGAACAAGCGATAAGTCTACGACCTACCATATCAAATTTTTCAACATTTGAAGCGAATTTATTAATAGCATTAGCAGAAATACAAATTACTTTACCCTGTTCACTTGATTTAGTAGAAGCATCAATGTCATTTTCAAGAAGTGTATCCCAAATATCTTTAGCTTCTTCACTTGTACATGTAGAAAGAGCCTGAATAGATTCTGATGTAGTTGGACGTTTACCAATTTTATCAGCAATCCACTGAAGTTTCTTTTTAAACCAATCTACGATTTTAAAGAATAAATCTTTAAGTGTTTGCCAAACTTTAGCAATAAAACCATCACGCTGTTTACTAATAGCTCCATTAGGAAGTTTAGCAGGATTAGCACCAGATGTTTCTCCATCAGCTTCTTTAGTAGCAGCCTCTTCAAGAGATTGTTCAATAATAAAGTTTTCTACAGATTTACCATAACTTCCAGGTACATTTCTTGTATGTACATGAAGTTTCTTCAACATTCTAATCTTCTGATCAGCATTATATGCATCAAGTTGATTATATGTTTCAGCAAAATTTACAAGGTTTTCTGTAGAAGCTATTTCAAGACTCATAGAATCAAAATCGCCATCGAAATTTGTTTTCTTAGTATTGAAAAGAGAATCTGAGAAGCCTAAACCATTACTGATAATGGCTTCCATTCCAAATTCGTTATTTTCCATGAGAATATTCTCCTTATAATAATAGATATCTATAATTGTTAGTATAAGACAATGAGCTCGAGACTTATACTAACATATATTTAATTGTTAATTTTTAAGGCTTTCGTCACCTTCTTCATAAAGATCTTCTACAGGTTTAGTAATATTAGAGATAACATCACCATCTTTACCAGTTAAATCTTTAGATTTCTGATTACGATTAGAATTATAAGTTCCTGTATCAGTTACAATAACTGTATTCTTACCATTCTGAATAGGTTTCATTTCATCAGAAGCACCGATTAATTGATTAATACCATAATCCATAATAGAATACATAGTAAGAAGGTTTCCAATAATTCCTTGACGTAATGCAACGAACTTTGTTTTTACAGATTTAATACTAACCATCATATTAGTAAATCTTTTAAATTTACCAATAATTTGTGGGTTTTCAGCATAAGTAACAAGTTGACTATTAATATAGTCAGAAATTTCTTTAATTACTTTAGAATCCTTAGCAGCAATATCTTTGTACTTTTTAAGAATTTCAGTAAGAACGTCAATATATCCACCCTTACCAATAATTTTTCTTGAATCATCAAGATACATTCTTAAAAGTTTAGTAACGCTTGCTGAGGAATTTCTATCAATTCCTAAAAATTCTGTTGTAGGAATTGAAATATTTGAAATTTCAGCTGAACCATAAATCATCAAATCTGCAATAACTTTAGGTTTATTACCATTTTTAATGAGTTCAATATATTTATTGGTGTTAGCATTAAAGTTTGCTGAAACTTCTCCAGCAATAATTCCTTGTGCAGCTAATATTCCAACGTTTTGTTCAAGTGTTACTAAAGATTCTTCAGAACTTTCCTTAGCAAGATCACTAGTAGCAAATTGTTTAAGTGTATCCAAGTTGAATAAAGATTTTTTATTCTGTAAAATAATCTTATTATCATAAATGAACCAATGAAGATTAGCATCATTGATTCTAGCATGGATATCACTGAATGTCATGCCTTTACCAGATCCACCAATATCTTTTGTTTTTACAGAATAATAATTAGGATCTGAAGCCAATGTTCCAAAACGATCATCAGCATGAGTATGGAAACCATTAGAATTACTGAAGTACATATCATTAATTCTTTTATAAATAGATTGACTTACTGTACGTTTCTTCTGAATATACAAAATAAGCGCTTTAATCATATTTACAATCGAATATGTGATATTTTGGAAAATACTTACGATAAATGCCCAAACTTTAGTAAACCATAATTTTACATTAGCACCAAATGAAATTTTCATCTCATCCTGTTCTTCAGCTTCTGTAGAATTAGCATATTTACCTTTCAACATTTTAGCAGTTGTTTCATAATCAGTAGTAACTTTAAAAATATCTTTATCAAGCGAATCACACTTTAAAAGATTTTCAACAGATTCTCCAAAATAAGATTCATAACTTAAATTGAAGATTTTCTGTTTTTCATTATCAGAGAGTTCTTCTCTACGAAGTTTTTCTATAGAATGTAAATCTGTCATAGATTTATATCTCCTTAATTTATCTTGATAGGTTCAATATCGATACGTGGATCTTTCCAATCACTATCAACATTACCTTCAACTTCATTATATTTACCAGAATTGTAATATTCTACAAGTTCTGACAATTTCATAGGTTTACCATAAAGACCATAATATGAATCCAAATGGTTTTTAGCATCCATGTTGTAATATTTTTTACTTCCATGGATATGACCATGTATATTTAAAATTCCAGGATACTTAGTCATAACTTGAGGTTCATGAGAGAATAAATATTTCTTACCAAGTAATGGACGTTCATATACTTCTTCAAAACCCATTTTAAGATACATATCCTTAGTTCCTGAATCATTATTACCCATAATCATGATTTTATGACCATTAAGCTTTTTAACAAGATTAGAAACCATTTTGATATACTTAATAATATTCATATCAAAATACTCTTCTTCAGTTATATCACCTTCAAATAAAACTAGATCATTAGGTTTTATAACACTATTATGCATTTTGATAATATTTTCAGTTCTTGTTGTATCTGTAGATCCATGTTTAAATTCTTTCAATAAATGATAGTCTGTCACAATCCAAGGATCTTTCTCTTCAAGATTATCAATTAAAAAACCTGGTACGGGTTTATTTAATCCTGTAGGTTCTATTTTATTCATAATAGCTTGAATATCTTCACTTACATTTAAAACTATTCTAAAGAAAGCAGATAATAATGAAAAAATAAATTTTACAAACACACATGCGTATTCAGCATTAGGTGTATTAGTAACAGATTTTATTTTAATAGTAGAAATCATATTACCAATATTATGATTACATTCTTTCCAATTACTAATAACATTATCAGGATTAGCAAGAATAGAAATCAAAGGTACTTCTTTTTCATTTATAATTAATCCACTGTATTTCTCAAGTCTAGTAGTTATATAAGCTACAGAATATTTTTCAAGATTTGTAAAGAAACTGTGCATATCTTTATTATTCAGATATTCATACATTTCTTTAGTAAATAACCAAGATGTATCTAAATTGTCGAAAAAATTCAAATAAGTATCGAATTTTTCTAGATTTAATTCAGATAATCCGTTAAAAACTTGGTCACATACTTTAAGTAATGCTCCAATATTACTACCTGTATTATTATACAGATAATGTGTACAAATAGTCGATTTTAAGTTCTTTATAACTTTATTGAAAATAGAATTTACAACTTCTTTATCTTTAAATTCTAAAGATTTATCAATCTTTTTTAATTCATTTTGACAAATACTAATGTGATTATTAACAGTATTAATAAGTTGAATGATTTCTTGTTGATATTTTTCATCATTGAATCCATTAATAATTTCATCCTCAACTGAAAATTCATATGATTCCATACCTTCAGCTATTCCATTTCCTGTAGGATCTGGATTTATATAATCAGGATCAGGTTTCATAACTATGGAAATCATTTTTTCTTCAGTCTTTTTAATATCATCATTAATGTTTTCTCTAAGATGTTTTATTTCTTCTTTCGTCGCTTGACGATTATTAACTCTCGGTAATGTGAATTCCATACCGATTTGTGTTAGTTCATCAAAGTTCGGTTCCATATTTTTCACCATATTAAGATATATAATAATGTTTTCGAATAGAAGGCGAAAATAAATATAAAGATGGACCCGAAGGTCCATCTTTACTACATAATCCAATCAGATTATCAATTAGTTAAAATCAAAAAGTGATTCTACTGACTGATAAGATTCTGTTGCCTTAGCTTTAGCAGCTTTAGCTGGACCACCCTTTACTTCAGCAATAACAGCCTTAAGAGCGTTATGAGCTGAACGGCGATAGCGGAGTGCTGCAGATTCAACTTCAAGCAAGATAGAGTTCATGTATGAGTTGTAGCGACAACGTGTGTTACAGAGCTGTGATGTAAGCTGTGAAAGTGAAGAAATCTTAGCGTTCTCTTTACCTGTTTTAGCAACAGCGCGATCAAAAGCTGCAGCAACTTTGTCAATAGCCTTTGTATACTGTGTGAAAGTTTTCATGCTTTCGTTACAGAGAGTTACATAAGACTTAACATTGTCTGCCATCCATGAATCTGAAAGAATTGAGAAGTCACCAGAAAGTGAGCAAAGTTTAGAAACAGCGATATCTTTTACAGTATCACCCTTAGCGAGTTTACCGTAAACTACAGAATGTGCATTCTGTTTTCCTTCCTGAGCTCTACCGAAAGCACTTGTAGTTACATCTTCAAGTTCTTTATTGATAGAATCGATCATCTTCTGGAATACTGTGCGGAATCCTTTGAAGTTAGATTCAGCAGAGCTTCCCAAATGTAAGCCAGCATTAGCTTCTGAGAAGATCTTTCCAAACTTAGTAGGATCAGTAAGCAAAGAAGCATCCATGTTACCGATCTTTTCAACTGTAGCCATATCAGCTGACTTAGAACGTACAACCTTCATGTATTCACCATTAAACTTAGCGAGAACCTTAGAGAATTCACTTGCAGGTACCCATTCAATAGATTTTACAGTTGACTTAGATTTCTTAGCAACAGCACCAAGAGTAGCTTTGTTAGCTTTGTAATAGTTGTAATCCTTAACCTGAGCTTTTGTGAAAGCTGACTGGATCTGGTTTGACAACCATTTGATAGCGTTAGCAATTGCTGCAATTATCTTGCGGCAAGTTGTCTTGATTGCTTCCCAAACTTTCTTGAAGAATTCTGAAGCTTTTCCTTCAATTGCATACTCCCAAGGATTGAGGTATTCAACTGACTGGAATCCCTCTACTCCTCTGTCTTTAGCAGTGTTTACAGATTTTGCAATCTTAGCAGCTGTCTGAAGACGATCACTGAGAGCTCCAAGGGTTTTGTTTACGTACATAATATTGCGGTCTGCTGCGCCTGTATCTGCAATAGCACCTGTGATAAATGCTTCTGTAGATTTAGAAGGATCTGCGAAGATCTTCTTTACATTATTAACACCTTCGATCTTAACAGATCTACGTGTTGTTGAAGGCATGATAGCAGATTCGATACTGAATTCGTGGTAATTAGCCATTTTGTTTTTCTCCTTAAGGAAAAAATTATTTAAATTGAGCATCGAAGATTGTATTTCTTATTAAACAAAGATTAAGTGGTCTGACGGCTTAATACTAAGTTTTGCGAAACCTGTCATCTTCTTCCGGAAAATATTATATTCTATTGTTACTAATATAAAAATAATGGTAGACACCGAAGTGTCTACCATTTAATATGTAATTTAGAATAAAACTACAGGTTTGTTTGTTGGAACTGGTTCAGTTTCAATATCTACAGTCGTATCATCAGTAGTAGCTGTACCAGAAAGTTCATCATTAGATGATTCTTCAGCTGATTCCTGATCATAAGCTAATTTATCGAAATCAACCTTTTCATCTTGACGAATTTCATACATAGTATCTGAACTTGCATCTACTTCAGATTTATAGAACATGTTAGCCCAAGCTGTCATATTCTTAATCCAAACTCTCTGTTTCTGGATGATTTTATTTAAACGATCTTTTTCCATTTGAGAAGTTGTAGGTTTATCACGAAGTTCGATGAGATATTCAATGTTAGCATTAGTAGTTTCAATCTGTTCTTCAAAGAATGTATTCATTCTTATACGCCAGCTCTTGAAATGATAGATACAAGCACGGATTAATGGAATACCAACCTTAATAAATCCAATAATCATACCGACTGCAATAATAGCAGTTTTCCACTTAGCAACAAATGTGATAAATTTATCGTAAAGTGGCTGAGCAATTTGGATAATTTTATCACCAACTGCTCCTTCTTTAGACTGTGCTACAATATCATTGCAATCTTGATTGAATTCTTCTACAGATTTATCAAGAGCAGAATAATCTGCTTTAGAAAGCTGATTTATCTGTCTAATACTATATTTAGAAGCTTTGATAATAGTCTGTTTTGTTAAAGTAGGCATACTCTGTTCCATAGCCAGAGCAGCAGCTTTGACATTGTCTTGACGAGTTTTCAAAGCTCCTTTAAGTTTAACATCATCATCTGACAATTTATCAAGAATTTTAGCTAATTCAGCATGATACTGAGCATTAATAATACAAAGAGCAATAATTGCAATAGTTATAAGTACCAAAATGATTGATACTAAGAACATTCCATATTGAATTGAATCTGATGCAGCAGGTATCTGAGATTTATGAAGAAGTTTTGTAAAGAAATTATCAATAAATCCTTCAGTAGATCTTAATTGACCATTTTCTGCGAGATAATTTTCCAAAGATTCAATTGAGAATGATTCTCTAGAAAGTTTACTGCTCTTAAAGAACTTAGTCTTCTTCAAACGATTAATTGCTTCTGATGCTTTATTCAATTTAAACATTTCATAAAGATCACAATACAATTTAGCAGAAGAATGTTTGAAAGTTTGTGGATTATTTTCGATACAATATTTTAATTCTTCATAAGTGTTCTGAAGAGAATTTCTTACATGAGGTTTTAACCCATCAAGACTGTAATTAGCAGCTTCGAATTCATCAACAATTGGTCTTAATTCAGATGAAATGATTTTTCCATCTTTGCATTTATTCAATGTATGTTCATATTCGATTAAACTTTTTCTAAGTTCATGTTCTTCATCTTTAGAAAGAACTCTAGATTTTGGAATAGCATCAAACATATCCAACTGTTTATCGAACTGATCATCATTAAGTTTTAAAATTTCACTTAATTTCATATTTTATCTCCTATTCAATTAATGACGTGCTAACAGACGTGTTGTATTAGCAATAGCTTCTGCAAGAGATTTATTAGTATTATCACCACCAGCATTATTTCCAAGTTTATCCATAGCAATAATCTGTGGTTCAGATTCTCCAGCATAGAAGAGATAAATATAATCCGAAGTAGTGTCAACTACACCAAAACCAAGAAGCATATAAGTATCAATGATTTCATCGATAATTTTTCTTGTTCGATAAATATAAGTCCATTTTTGATTATAAGCTTCTTCGAGTTCAGCTACTGTACAAATAATAGTACACATAGGAAGATCTTTTTGATTCTTCCCTGCAATAAATTTAGCAAGACGTGGTCTAGTTTCAGCTATAGATTTAATTCTATAACGATTCTTAGCATCAAGTAAACGTCTAAAAATAGGAACTTTTCCTAATATTTTTTCACGATCGATATCTTCATTGATTTCGCTAAGAGAAGCTAACCAATCTTTGAAAAATCCCATCTGACCACTTGTAACTTTGATGAATCTATCAAGTTTTCTATTATTTGTATTAGTCCTAGATAATACAGTCATAAGATCTATAGAATCTACGAATTGAAGAGATGATTTAATAGCAAGAGGTAACTGAATTGCTCTTTGACCGCCGGCACCATCTGTGAGATACAATGTAATAGTTACGATTGTAGGACCAACATCCTGAAGCTTTCTAAGAATATCAGCATTATCTCTAGCATTAGCCATAGACATCGAAATTTTTGATTGCTTCACAATATTAGAGTATTTATCAAAAGCAGCATCGTAATCTGCTTTAGCTTTAGTATAATCTACACCTTCAGCCTTTAATTCATCTGGAGTTTTTAATTTTTGACCAGTTAATTGGAAATAAAGTTCTTTGAAATTGTCTTCTGTAGGTTCTTTAAAAGTTGCTAATTCAGATTCACCATGATTTGGTGTTGCTTTACTAAAAAATGTATCATAATCATTACCATTTAAATCAGTAGGATTATTCATTACATTTTCATCATCACCTTCATCATTGAAAGCATTTACAGTTCCGATAGCTTCGGTTGACATGGCTACAGAATCCTTATCAGGATCTTCATCTTTATAAGTATGATAAAGCTCTGTTGAGAAATATTTATCCATATATTCTCTACCAGCATTAATAAATTCTGTAGTAGCAGGTTCTATTGTACAAGGAACTCCATAAGATTCAAATGAAGTAACCATTGAATTTAAATGGGCTTCAATTGTATCACCATGTTTTCTATCTACAATAGGATTTAATCCAGATGCTAAAATTACGAAACGAGCACAATCGAGTTCTACTTGTTTAGCAATAGCAAGAGCCTTTTTATAATCAGTAATTTGACTTGAGCAAGCTACAGGATATTCCATAACATATTTTGCAGCTTGAGCAGAAATAGCTTTAGCTTTAGACCAACAAGCTGCAGCTGTTTTCATATTTTCAGAATCTAAACCTGCATCTTGTTTAATTTTATTTGCAAGTTTAGTAAGTGTAATAACGTCACTTATGAAACCCATATATTACTCCTTAAAGGATATTTTTTTATATTAAGTATATTTAATTGTTTTCGTCTAAAAGTAAAAATCGACATTTACATATATCTTAGTTAAACGGAGATATTTTTATAAATGAGTACAGAAAAGAAACCTTTTGAAATAGATTTTCAACGAGAATCTCAAAAAATATTCAAAAATAATGTAAGCGAATATAATACAAATGATATATCTTTTTTAAGAAGACTTAATAACCTATATGGAGATGCTTTAAACGCTAAAGGTTTAAATGTAGCAGATCCATTTGAAGCAAATATGTTTCATTACAATAAATTAGGTTTTAAAGGAAATATTGATCAACCTAGAGTTACTAAAACTTATGTATTCTTCACACGTCCTGAATTAAACTTTAGTTTTGAAAACATAAGTTCAGTTCCATTCTTTAAATGGTTATATGCTCAAGATATTGGTAAAATGATTATGGCATCATTAACTGATCCTGAATATTTTATCAATGCTCCTACAGCATTCAATGCATCAAATTTTAATGGTAAAACATTTGAATCGATTTTGAATAATTTCAAAACCAGTATGCAAAATTCTGAAAAAAATATGGCTGGAACTTCACCAGATGATGGTTATTCTAAGTACGGATTAAATTCATCAAATGGTCAAGATTTTTCAGGATTAACTGATGATGATTCTGAAGATGTTGAGAATTTACAAGCTATAAACTTAGATTCCATAGGTATGGATGAAAATGCTTTACAAATTTTGGCAAAAAATTCAGATGCATTAAAATCTCAATATACTAATTTTTATTCGTCAGCATCAAAGACTCTAGCTACTTCATTGGCTTATGCAAATGGTAGAGATGAAAATGGAACCAATAATAAATATATTCGAACTTTAAGAGAAAATAATTTATTCCAGGCTAAAACATCTATATTTGGTGGGGACGATTATTTAAACACTACACCTTTTATACCATTGCTTTCTAATATAGTAACTTCTTTAGATGGTGCTAAAGATTTCCAATTAGATCTTTATAATTACGAAGAAGATGAACACGGAACTTCATTATCTGTAGCAACAGGTATGGATAGTGTTTGGAAAGAAGGAGATTTTACAACATCAATTGAAGACATCACATATTCTCCAGGTTCATTATTATTCATGGTTTGGTTATTATACATTCACTATGTATCCCGTGGTTACATTATGCCTACTCGAGAGCATATTACAGAACGTATTCTCGATTACACTTGTTCAGCTTATGTTTTTGTAATTGGTGAAGATGGTCGAAGAATTGAACGTTTTGGTAAATTCACAGGATGTTTCCCTACATCATTCCCATTATCACAACAGTTAATTCATAATAATCAGATCGATCCTGATATGCTTCATAAATTTTCAGTAAACTGGCATTTTAATAGATACACTCCTATGGATCCTCAGATATTTACAGATTTCAACTTTATTTCTCAAACAGAATGGTTGATAAAACTTAAAGATCCTTTATGGGAAAATCTATATACTAGAGGTTCTGAAAAGAATTTAGGCTCTAATATATATGATACTTCGTCTGCAACCGATAAACAGATAATTGAAAAATCATTTAATAGACCTTCTGGATTATGGGATCTTGTAAAGAAACCAGGTATGTCTGGTAAATTACCACCTAGTTTATATCCTGATTCTAGACGTCCTAATAACTTCTGGGGAGGTTATCCATTTATCTATAAAGGTCGAGAATTTTTATGGGTTCAACCTTCTTATAATACAACAAATTTGGATTTATCAGCAGAAGTGTCTCCTGAAGTTGAAAAAGCGTAAAAATATTAAGAAACATTCGGGTTTTTGCCCGAATGTTTTATATATTACGGTTGACATTATTATATAATTTTTAAGGAGCTGAAATTATTATGGCTACAAAAATTAATATTGAAGACGTTATAGAAGCCAATGATCATAATAGTGCCATGGCCCTAACAGCTGCTTGGTCTCAAATGTTTAAAAAGTATGCCCTTAATGAAACTGAAGAATTAACAGATGATCCAGGTAATTCATTCAATATTTTTATGCATCTTACAGCTCAAGGTGCAGCCAAAATGATGTATGAATCTGCTGCAAGAATCAATGAAACAAATGAATCTACAGCAATCTTACCAAAATCTTTAATAAATAAGTTAAATTCTGATGAATTATTAGGTATATTTGGTACTCCAGCGTCAACTACTATTGCTTTCTGTTTAAAGAAAGAAGATATTTTAACATATGCAATTGATGATGCCGATACTTCCGATTTAAAGAAAATCATTATTAATAAAAATATGACTGCTGTATTTGAATCCCATCCAAGTTTTACTTTACCTTACGATGTAGTTGTAAATGTAAAACAACTTTCAGATGGAGATGTAAATATTTTCGCCACATATGATATGCCTGATAGTAATAATGATGGAATGCGATCGATTTATGGTATAAACAATCAATATATTTCATCTCGTGAAATGAGATACGATGGTAATGTTTATGTAGTTTTCTTCTTAAAGATGTTCCAAATGGAACGTAAAGAAACTGAAGTTTACGTATCGGATCCTAATACAGCAGATACAACTGTTTCATTTAGTGATTCTTTAATAGGAGTTGAAGTATTTAGAACTCGTCAGAATAAATCTGGTGAAGTTCTTATGACGGGATATACAGATGGTTCTCCATTAATACAAAACTCTTATAATTACAGTTATGATTATAAACGTAATAAACAGAATTACAATATTACATTTAGTAAAATGAATGATTCTGCTTCATTGAGTATTGGTGATAAACTAAGAATTGTTACTTATACAACTAAAGGTGAAGAAGGAAATATTGATTTTCCTAACATGGTAAACAATTTAAATAGTTTATCTATTAACTATGCTCAAGATTTAGCAATATCATATCAAAATACTGTATTGAATATAGTTGTTTTAGCGTTTGCTCGTGATGAAGCTTCAACAGGTGGATCTAATCAAACTGATATTGAACAAATTCGTGCAAAAGTTATCAATAAAAAATATACTCGTAATATTCTTATTTCTGGAAATGAAATTATTAATAAAGCTAAAGAATATGGTTTGGATGCTTGGAAATATAGACACGATGTTATCAATCTTTATTATAAAGCTCTAGACAAATTAGTTTACAACGATATGATTCTTTCAACAGGATCTAATAATTTCTATTTCGATTTGAAAAAGAAACCGTTATTGATTTCTGGTTATAATTATTATATGATTGAACCTACAGATGTTTTCTCATATGATAGTGAAACTAGACGTTTCGAATATTCTCCAAAAATTTATGACGGAGATCCTTCTAAGAATTTAAAATCTTGGAAACAGTATATTTTGGATTATAATGATACATCTAATATCGAATCTATTTTACAGGCACAATTCCCATTCTATATACGTTATGAGAATAGTACAAATCCTAAAATTACAGTTTATGATATGACTGTAAATAAAACAGAAATTTTATCATTTAAATCTTATAATGAAGATTATGCATTGGATAAAGTAGATGTTCCTTTCTTAAAAATATTACGAAATCCATTTAAGGGTTCTATAGACGGTACATTTGAAAGTGATTTAGCAAATACCTATTTCTTCTCATTTGTATTACATGCAGGTTCGAATACTCTTGAAAAAATATATGCGCAATGTCATGATCCTGATGATGAAATCAACTATGTAAATAGTACGGATGAAAGTACATATTTAAAACAATATATTTCATTCAATCTTAAAATGATTGGAAAAAATACAGGTACTATTTATGTAGTAGATCCTACAAAAATTAAAATAATTAATACTGATACTATGCTTGAAGATGGATACATCGCTTATCAAGCTACAGTAACAACAAATAACTTTGTAACAGATGAATCGCAAATTCAATTAAAAGGTATACGTAATACAAGTTTAATTTCAAAAGATTATACTGTGTATTATAACGTCGATACCGAAGTTAAATTCGAATTATCTGCTAAATTTGATGGATATGCTGACTGTATCTCATATGAAACTGATTATGTAAAATTAGTTGAAAATATGTCGGAATCATTTGGTCTAGAATTCGATATTGAAACTAGAATTCCTGGATATGAAACTTATGAACAAGATGTTGGTGAAACTTATGAAACTACAGAATATGTAGTTAATAAGAGTTATGATCCTGAATCTACAAATAAATCCGATCCTAATTATTATGAAAATGTAGTTGAGATTGGAGATGATGGATTACCAATATTTATTTCACTTAGCGGTGGAAATGTAGTTCCTAAATTCAAGATTCTTCATAAAGCTGGAGATTTTGTATACGATTATACAAAATTAACAGAAGATGAAATAGAATATGGTCCAGATGATACTGTACAATATTATACTTATGATCCTGATTATGAAATGTATACATTAGTTTCAGATCTAGATGATTTCGAATCTGGTGTAGATTATTATACAGCTAAAGCTAGAATTAAGCATAATAAAGGTGATACTAAATGGTATAAGAAAGTTCTTAAAAATGGAGTTTATGTTCCTGGTGAACTTTCAGATCTTAGTGAAAAAGAAGCATTTACAGATCCTACTTTAATGCGAAAAGCTTTAACTACAGAATACATTGGTATTATTAAAAACGTTCCATGGATTAATAGACTTTATTTCTCATCTGAGGATATGTTTAATACAATTCGTGAAAAGTATTTAAATATTACTGATAACATTTCTAAGATTCGTTCTAATATGTTTGATGGTGGTAAGATCTTTGGGGGTTTAAAAAATACTTCTGGTAAATCTTCTAAATATAAAGCATATTTGCTTTCAACAAACAATTATGAATATATTTCAAATATAGCTTTGAAAATAGAATTCAGAGTTAAATTTAAAACTAATGAATCTATAGAATTTAAACGTTCTCAAATAATTTCTACTACTGCTAGTTATATTGAAAGTCTTGGAGATAACAATTTCTCAACTGATAGCCTTTTCGAAGCTATTAAGGGAGTTGTTCCAGATATTGAATATATTAACATAGTAAGAATTAATGATTATAAAAATGGTGAGGTACAGACCATTATAAATGATACCAGTGTTTCAACTGAAGTATTAACTGTATCACAAAAAGTAACATCTACGGATGACGGATCGATAGTTTTCGAACCTGATATTACAGTTAATGTAGTAGGTGAATAAATTTTAAGGAGATAACTAGTCATGGTTAATGATAATAAAAATGACTTTATGTCTGTTGTAGACAACGCTTCTAAAGAATATAAGAAACGCTCATATGAATCTTGTATGGAAGGCTTTATGTCTTCAATGATTAAAGATGCTGTAACAATCGATGCTCCAAAAAATGTAGAACTTGGAATTGATACAAAAGAAGCAATCTTAAATGAAGTTACAAAAACAATTAAAGATTCTGCTAAAGAATTCGTTAATAATGCTGTTAATGAAGAAACTGGTGCACTGTACAATGTTAATGTAGCTCATGAAATTGTAAATCCTAAAAATCTTACAGAATCTATCATGCAACTTGTAGCAGCTCATGTTTATAATGAAGCTGATGATCGTGCTAAAATGCTTGAAGCTGATTTCGATGCTGGGAAGATTAATAATATGAGTTTCGAAGATGCTGCAAAATATGTAGATACTATTTATGAACCTCTCTTTATCAAACAGCTTGATAATGGTAAAAACCTTAAGAAAGGTTTGGAAGTTCTTATGTCTACAGAAGGTGCTGAACTTGTTGATGATATTAAAGATACAGTATCTAAATTGGTTCTTGAAACTGAAGCTAAAAATTCTGTAATTCGTGAAGCTGTTTCAGAAATTAATGAAACTAAAGCTGAAATCGAAAAGAAGATCAATGGTGAAACTGATGAAGAAAAAGAAGCTAAAGAAAATGGTGATAATTCTTCAAACGATACATCAAGTGATGATACTTCTACAGATGATGCTGATATGGGAGATGCTGCTCAAGCAACTGAAGGTCTTCTCATTAAAGCTATGAAACGTAGTAAGAAAAATAAGATGCTTTCATGTGAAGATCTTTTCTCAATGAGAGATATCGGTGGAACATCTATTCAGTCTGGTGAAGATTGGTCAACAAATTACGATCCTACTTCTTTCTCAAGAGAGGCTGCTGAAGATATTCTCGATCAATTCCGTGAACTTGATGATGGTATTGATCCTAATACAGTTAACGATGATGAAGCATATTCAGTAAGTGGCGATAATGGTGAATCTTGTATCGATAACCAGGGTTCATCTACAGCTGAATCTACTGAAAATGATTATGTAGATGATAATGGAAACGTTATTGAAGAATTCCAGTCTTCATATGATAATGAAATTACACCAGATCCTATTCCAAGTCTCGAAGCTATGGTTCAGAACATTATTCCTATGAATCTTAAAAAGATTGGAACTCATGCATTTGAACCTTCTTCAAAACTTACAGCTTATTTAGCTCTTCAGAAAGATAATGGTAAGATGTTCTTCGATACAATGCGTACTAGAGCATCTCATGCATTTGAAATGCTTAATAAGACAGAGGGAGATGTTATCGAAGGAATGGCTAAGTCGGATATCGATAAACAGCTTACTGATACTTGTGAAAAAATCAATGCTACTGAAGAAGGAGTTAATAAACTTCTTGAAGATATGGGTATTGCTGGTATTTTGGATAACAAATTCCAGAGAACTGGTAATCCTGTAGAAAATGCTGTAAATTCACTTTTTAATCCTGAACTTATTAAGCCTATGACTAAAGACATGGCTTCTAAAGAAGAACTTCATGAACATGAACTCGCTGATATTTTCAAACTCGCTCTTAAGATTTCTGATGTTAAATCTGAAATTGCTGATAGATCTGATGTTATTGGTAATAAAGAACAACTCGGATATCTTAATGAACTTCTCAATGAAAAGGTTGTAAATCTTGAACCTAATGAAAAGTTTGAAGTTGAAAATAAAATCGAAGCTCTTCAGTCTATCGAATCTCAGATTAGTCTTAGTGATTTGATGGATATGCAGGTATTCTGTTCTGAAAAAGATGGAAATGATAATCAGAGAGTAACATTGACTTCTCTTAAAGATATCGATGCTTATGGTTATTCATTCTTTGAAGAAGCAGAAAAGATTAAGAAAGAAGTTCGTTCTAACTGGAATGAAAAACTTAAAAATAGCGGTGTAAAATATAACTTCGATACCGATAAATTGGTTGAACTTATTCTTGAAGAAGAAGATACAACTAAGATCGATTCGAATATTTTTGAAAAAGTAATGTCTAAGCTTGCTGCTGATAAGACTATTGAAAATTCATCTGAGGCTCTTCTTATTAGAAATAAAGCCAAAGCAATTTCAACAGCTTATATTACAGCAGATAAACTCGGATTCCTTTCAAAAGAAGATATCGCTGATATTAGAAATTACGTAATGTAATATATAAATCTTGGTGGGAATATCCCACCAAGATTATTTTATATTTATTTTATTTCAGGATAGTTAGAATTAGAAAATTCAGATGAAATTGCTGAAAGAGATTCACTATCAGCTTTATGAATTTTTGCAATTTCATTATATCCATCTCCACCAGATCTATTTACGAAATGATAACCAAATGATGGAGCTGTAAATTTTACATTAGCTGTATTTTTCAAAGTTTGATCTGCATTTTCTTTAGTAAAATCGCCAAGAGAATTATAAGTATCAAAATCTACTGAAGAGAATAAACCTATAATATTGGAAACTGCTCTAGTATTAGCAACTGATGAAACCATATTCGATGGATCTAATTTAGCTTTCCAAGCATTTACAAACATCATTCCAGCACGTTTGAAATGTGATTTACGGAAGTTATGTGTCATATCATCGAGTGATAATCCGCCAAGTGTTGCTAAATATTCAGAAATACCACAAGATGGGAACATTGATTCCAAAGCCATACGAACTGGTCCACGAGATGCTAATGGTAAACTAATATTAGGTTCCATATCTTTAATATTTATTTCAACAGACATTGTTTTTGGGAAACCATCTGGACCCCAATCGTTTCCATCTCCACCACGAGTTACTGATAATGATTCAACCATTCCATAATTAATCATAATTTTATTCTTAACGAATACTCTTACAGCAAATGGTGATGTATAAGACATTTTACCAATTTGTCTAGGAGCACTCATAGTAAGTAATGTTAAAAATGGAATATAAAGATTTTCAAATTTACCCATAGGATCACCATATGGATAATGAAATTTAAATGAGCAAGTAAATGTTCTAGAGAAAGAACTTGATGAGAATACATCTGGTAATGTAATTCGTCCTTTTCCAGATAATACTGCAGCTTGTTCTGAGAATGAAGAAGCCATTTTCAAACCTAATTTCTTAACACCAGCTGTTACAGCACCTAATCCTGTTTCACCACCATTAGGATTAGCTTCATCATTTTGAGAAGCTGTAGCATTCATACTTTCCATTAACGGGTTAGTTTCAGTAGAGTTTGAAAATGTTTCAGATCCAATTACATCTTTAGAACATCTAAAGGAAATGAATTGATCATTTAAAACATTTACTCCGGATCCACCTTCAGCATTCATAATATTTGTAGGTATAACTTTATTAAGATCTAGATCTTTTATAGAACCACAGTATCCATTATCTGTATAAAGTCCCATAATTGTTGCTAAATCTTTCCAAAGAAATTCTACATATTGCTTGAATAAGTTTCTAGCCTGTCTAAATTCTATAACTTTATTTCCACCAAATATAGCAGAACCTACAGAACCTACTACGCCTAAAACATCTGTTACACCAGTCCAAAGTTTAGAAAGAACTCCTAATAATCCTTCTCCACCAGTACGAATCAAAGTTTCATTCATACCTGCCCCGGAACCGAGTCCAAGCATTTTAAAGAATCCTGAATGATATTTAATTCTTCCAGGTTGAAATAAAACTATTGGCCAGTTATTCATAACTTCAGAAGAATAAATTCTTCCAATTTTAGTATAAACTGGATTAGTTCTAGGATCATCACGTTTATTAAATTGGAATTGTGGATTTAATATAGTTGCTTCACCTAAACCAATACCTAAATGTGGAGCTAAACGTTTATATTTTTCAGTACTTGCATAGTCTGAATCTGATACAGCGGAATCGTTTACAGGACTATTATCATAATTTCTAACAAATGGTCCGCCTTTTAAATAAGTTTTAAAGGTTAAGTTATCTTCCAAATCCGGAGTTATATCCAACTTAGTAGGATCATTATTAATTGATTTTTGTAATATAGAATCTTTACCAGTTATTTTATCATTAATATAACTAGTCGTATATAAACCTAAAGCTTCTACACAAGAAACAGCATTTAAACCTTCTTCTGAATCTTCTATAAATCCCGCAAGTAAATTAGAATCCATATTATATTTATTATAAACAGTTCCATCATTCTTATTCCTTGCAAGTCTAAAAGAATCTGAAATGCTTGTGATATCTATAGGTTTACCAGTTTCAGTATCTATAATAGCAATATTTTGTAATCCTAAATTATAATTTAAATCTGTAGAATTAGGATTAAAATTTTCTTGATATGAACTAGCCATAAATATGACCTCTTATTAATTATAGTATATCATTTTGTCATCTGAACAAAAATTATACGGGGCAGAATTAACTGCCCCGTTTTATCAAAAAGACTAAAAGCTTTTTGCCATCGATAAGAGAAAATTCACGAAAACTCTTACCAATGGGTAATTTCAAAAAAATTTATAGGAGGATTTAAATGAAAAAAAATGACAATTGAAAGACCAAAAGACGTCAGGATGCAGGTTTGTGAATTTGTATATCTATATGTTCAAATAAAAATTTCCTATTTTTTCAAAAAAACTTTATAACAAGAAATTTTATTTACATCTTTATATTTATGAACTGTACCTTTAGCCGGATCATACATAAGTGTTCCAATTGAATTATATAGTTCAAAATGATGTCCACCATAATTACCAGTACTACCTGTTAAGAAATCTACAATAAAGAAATAAACATTTCCATTTCCAGGAAGATCACTAGTATGTTGATAATTTGATACATTCCAATCTGAACCAGAAGCAACAGCTTTAACAAAAACGTTTGCATATTTATGTTTTTTATCATTTAATATTTGTGCCGCATAATTCATAATTTCATTTGGACTAATTACTGTACAATCATAGTCAAGCCATCCACTTTTAACCGCATATAAATAAATATCAATTATTTGAGAAGGTCGTAATTTTTTCCCTTTCACAAATTGAGGGGCCGCTAAGCAACACATAAAGTTACACCCAAATTTATGGATATTTGTTTCAGGATCTTTAGGTTTACTATCAGTTCTCTTAAAATCGATCTGATACATTACTTTAACATTAGGTTTAATAAAAGGAACTTTATAAGCAGCAGAATTCTTTTTTATTTCCATAATAATATCTCCATCTTTTATATTAAAATGTTTTTCAGTCATAAAATAAACACCTGGTGAGATTTCTCACCAGGTATTAAAATTATATGTTATTTAGACACTTGTTTTACCATAGCATCAAGTTGTGATGCGACTCTAGGATTACCTTGTGTCTTAGCCATAATAGCTACCATATTTAATAATGCTGAATAGAATTCTTCAGAAACGTTATTATGACGTAACTGCTCACTATGAATTTCATCAAGAATATTTAATTTGTTAATTAATTCATTCTTGAAATCAATTACGAAATCATTTATTGGCGACTGTTTTACAGAAACTTTAGAAGCTACCTTATCTACAAGACCAGGAGCTCTTTTAACAGCATTTCTAACACTATCAGCAACTTTATCAGATCTTTGTTTAATCTGATTAAGAGTATTCTGTGCACCAGCTGTTGCTTTTTCTTTAAGAATTCTGATATTATCAGTAGAACCTAATGTACCAAATGCATCCGGTCCACCACGTTCCTCACCAATATTAGTTATATCACCGTGAGCAACCATTCCAGGATCATCTCCATAGAAATTACCACCGATCGGTTTCCAAATTTCATTTTTAATAACCGAACTTGCAGTTTCGTGAGCTGCTAAACCTGCTTGATCATAATTTTTCATGAGTTCAGCAGAAAGTTCATCAAAGTCACGTTTCAGATCGATATTATTAGAAGAAGTAGATCCAGTTGTAGACATACCCATTCTTTCAAGTTCTTTCTGAAGTTTCTTATATTTTCTAGAACCTTGTTTAGTTTGACTTAATTGAGCTTGAAGTTCAGCTTGTTGTTTTTCACGGATAGCGGCTATAGTTGCACCGGATTTAAATCCTTTTTGCTCTAATTCTTCAAATTCCTTCAAAGTTGTTTTAGTTGTAAGCCATGCTAAATCATTATCACTAACATATTTAGCAGCTTCTTTAAGGAATTCACTGATAAATTTATTTTGAGCTTCTACATCTTCACAATGTTTATCGATAATCTCAAGATATTTACCATATTTACCAGCAATTTGTTTTTCAATAGCAATAATAGGATCGTATTTATGTTGCTTCCAATACTTATAGATTTTAACGTCTTCGAATCCAATTCTATTAGAATCGAGTTCATCACTATCTTTTTTAGAGAAGAAACTCTTGAAACCAGCTTTAAATCTTCCCCATGCAGTAGCTTTAATACTACCTTTTAGTCCAGCTTCATAAGCTTTAAGTTTATCCTGTGGAGCACCAAGTATTTCAGCACGTCTTGTAATATATTTTTCATAATTGTTTGCAGCTTTAGCTATTTTTTCACCTTTAACGATTATTTTTACAGCTAAGTGTTTTACAGTCATACCGTATATACTTTGACACATACCATCAAGTTCAGGCATATATTCAGAAACCCATCCAACCATACCAGATGCAACAGCAATATTATCTCTATCAGGATGATCTTTTGGAATTGATAGACCTAATGTAGAATTAACCATATCGATAACATTTCCATTTTCATCATGATATTTGTAATTGGCACATTTAATAAATGTTTCAGCCATCTGCTTACCAATTCCAGGATTCATCTCACTATTGTAACTGCTAAGTTTATCATTGAATTCTGTCCATTCGCTAATATGACTTTCGCCATATTTATCAGCAATTTCAATAAGTTTCTTAACGAAATTAGCTCGAACTTTTTTAGTATTACTAAATAGGTTCATTATTCTTACACGTTCCATCTGTGTATATGGATCCATAATTAAACCTTTAGTAGCACCACGTCTAAACGCATTAGCAATAGCTCTACCAATATGTTTACGTTCTTTAAAAACTTTTTTAGCACCAGCTACAAGAGCTATTCCACCACCAACTAATAATCCGCCAAGAGGACCAGCTACTAATGTTGCAATCGCTGTTGCAGATACAGCAGCTCCCATTTTCTTAACAGCTTTAGCTTCTTTATCAGTTATAGCACCTTTCTTTTTCAAAACACTATTTGCTAAAGAACCTACAGGATTAGTAATAATTCCTGCAGCACGTTTAGCTCTATCTTTACCAGATAAATCAGTTTGTGCATCTTGTCCGGTATATTTCTTAAATTTTTCAAGAGAACAATGTGAGGTCAACCAAGCAATCTTGTTTTCTAAAACATAAGCACGACAAATTTCAAGATAAATCTTTCGATAAGCGTTTTGATTTTCCAATGCAGCAGCTTCAGCTTCTGCTTTAGAATTCTCATCTACTTCACCATCTTCATTATTATCAAGATCTTCTTTAGAAACAGCATTCATTTTTTCAAGATATTTCTTAAGTTTAGTATCGTCCATACTTGCTATGGTTTGATCATCTTTCTTTTCTTCACGAAGTTTAGCAATTGCTCTATCAACACATTCTGTAGTAAGAGGAATATATTTTCTCTCTTTCCACATCTTATAAATATCAACAGATTGGAAACCAAGTAACTGTGAATCTCTTTCATCATTGTTTTTAGCAATTCCGAATGTAGCTACATTAGTAATAGATCTTCCCAAACGTTTAGCACCAGCACCAAGATTATCAAAGAAATTTCCACCTTTTTCAAGATTTCTATTTTCATAAGCTATCAAGTTCTGAGGATCATCGATACCGAAGATAGTAGAACGCATATTATTATATTTTGTATATCTATCTAATGCTTCTTTTTCTGCACCTTTTCCAACTATAGAATAGAACCATTCTTCAGCATTTCTAAAACCCATAGCTTTACAAATAACACCAGGTATTCCTAAAAGTACACCATCAAGCATTGCGGCTAAACCACAAGCTAAACGCATACCAACAGTAGGTCTTAAACCTCTACCGATATTAAATGTAGTTTTAGCTCTAGACATTCCTTTAATAAAATTTGCTACAGCAGTTGCTGCTAAAGCAGCCCAACCTATCCAGTTAGTAGCCATACCGTTTAAAGTAGCTAATTTAGGGAATATCTTAGATAATACTTTTTTAGCACCGGTTTTTATACCAGAAATAACTGATTTAGCACCAGTTTTACCAAGTTTAGCTAATATTTTAGGTGTACTTAAAAGTTTTTGTAAAACTTTTGTTAATCCACCTAATGCTCCACCGCCACCAACTGCAGCAGCAACTCCACCTAACATTGATGAACCACCAGAAGCGGCAGCAGCGCCACCACCAAATTTACCAGCAGCTCCTAAAACAGTACTACCAATCTTAGATTTTCCTAAGAATGATGTTATTTTACCATTTCCAGTTATATGTCTAGCAACAGATCCACCTTTAGTTATTGCAGTCTGTATTCCTTTACCAAGTTTAGTTTTACTTAAACCTGTATTATCCATGAAAGTCGAAATCCTTCCAGACCAACCTTCACTAGAACCTTGTTTAGCTCCTTCAGAAATAGCATCTTGCATTTTACTAGTAGATTCATCGTCTAGTTTAAATCCTTTCTTTTTCCAACCCGTAATAGTTGAAACTAATGTGGAAAGTAAACCAAAACGCATTTTATTTTCTTTAGCTCTTTCTTTTTCTTCTTTAGCTCTAGCTTTAGCTTCACGTTGTTCACTGGCTGAATTACCTTCTACACCGTCTTCTTCACCAAGAGCTCTATTTATTTTTCTAGAAGCTTTATCTTTACGATTTTTAGCTTTGTCTAATTTATGATTTTCTCTATCAAGATCTTCATCTCTCATAGCTTCTAACTGTTTCTTTTCAGAAGCAGACATAGAATCACCATATTTAGACATTTCATTTTGGAAACTATTATTTATAGATGAAATATTCGAATTAATAGAATTGATAGATGCTGTTGCAGCTTCTTTATCAAGTTCAGATCTCATCAAACCTTTAAGAGCACGTTTCAGTTTACCATTAAGACGTTTAGCAGATTTGTTAGCATCAAGAATAAATTCAATTTGTTTAGAAGCTTTATGATATTCGTTATCTTTAAAAGCTAATTCAACATCAATACCGAGAGAATCGATTACATCCATTGTAGCTTTTGTTCCGCCGAATAATTTAACAATATCAGGATGAACATATTTTTCAATTATAGATAACTCTTCATTAGCATCTTTTTTACGTTTACTGAATAAACTCTTAACACCGTCAATAGATTTCTTAATCATATCGAAACCTGTAACAAGACCCATTCCAACAATACCAGCTACTCCACCTTGTGCTTCATCATCCATATGTTTATCTTTTAATTCACGAATAGCTTTCTTAAAAGGTTGTAATTCTGGATTAGAACTTTGAAGTAAGAATTCTGCTAAATCAGTCATAGTATTGAAAGATTCGATCTTTTCACCAAAACTAGGATCTTTTTTAGCTATTTCTCCAAGAACTTCACCAAGAGTTTTTTCACCAACTTTTATTTTCTTTAATTTCTTAACTAAAGTGTTCTTAATGAATTTATCAAGATTTTCTTTTCCTCTCTGTTTAGTCCAAGCAACTATACCACCGAATGATTTATCCAATGAAGCTGCAGACTTTTTAAATTTAATTAAATCTTGTTTACATTTGTTTAATTGAGGATTATCATAAGCAAGCAAAATATTGATTTTTTCATCAACAGATTTAGCAGAATTAAGATTTAAAATTAAAGAAGGATCGTTTATTTCAGAAACAATTTGTCCAATAGTTTTACCAGTTTCCTTATTTTTTAACTTGATAAGGTCTCCAGATAAAATTCTATTCTGATTCATTGCTGCTAATTTTCCACCGATTTTATTTTTAACAGTATCAAGTATCTTGTTTTTAAAGTTTCCAAGTATACCTTTTATAGAACCAGAATTACTAAGATCTTCGAGAGCTTTAGCTCTAAATTCTTCAATCTTAGGTTTGAAAGGATCGAGTTCTTTATAATCTGCGTTTAACAAAATCTTACATTTTTCTGCAGGATCAGGTTCTTTAGCAAGTTTATAATTAAGAACTTGGCTATTTATTTCAGCGAGAGCATCTTTTAATTTATTACCCTTATCATCCTTAATATTGATTAATTCAGTACCAAGAACTTTATTCTGAACAGTAGAAAGTCCACTATAAATTTTCTTACCTAAACCAGCTTTTATACTATCTAAAGTATATTTTCCACTTGCACTATCTTTAAAATCAGAATCAAATTTAGATTTATTAGTATTGTATTGTTTCTGAGCTTCATCAGCAAAAGCTTTTGCTTTAGAAGAACCCATATCTCTAATAATATTGATTTTTTCTTCTACAGATGTAGCTTTAGAGAGTTTATTCATCAATTCTGAATTATTAGTCTCGGACACATATTCACCAAGAGTTTTACCTTTTACAGAAACTCTAGAAAGTTTAGAACCTAAAACTTTAATAGATTTTGAAAGTTCAGATCTGTTGAAAGCTGATGTAAAAATATTTGCTCCGAATTTTAAAGATTTAGCAACTTTAGAATTCTTTGTTTTCATTAACAAAGTTTTGATTTCAGATTTAATCTTATCTTTAGCTTCTTTAGGAGCTGAATCATATTGATTCTTTAATTCACGATATTTAGAACGTTCTTCTTCTGTAAGTACAGTTCTAAAATATTCACCATTTTCATCAATAGGTTGGAATGAATCATGTACAGAATAGAAGTTTTCACCAAGAATTCTGTTACCAAAATTATTGATACCATTAGTAGCTTTATTAAAAGTTCTATAAACACTTTTCATTCCAGGTATTTTTCCCCAAAGTGTACTTTCAAATGCTTTATCAGAAGAATTAAATGAAGCCTCACGATCTGCTAAAGTTTTACTAACAGAATCTACACCGAATACATTAGATTCGTCTTCTTCAGTTTCAGAAGCTTTAGATTTTCTTATAGTAGCTTCTCTTATAGAAAGAGCATTATCTACAATTTGTTTATGGTAATCATATTGTTTACCTGAAGGATTTTTAACATAAACATCCAATCCAGTTAACAAAAGATTAAAGATATTATTTATTAAACCATGTGTAGAACTATCATGTAAATCTGAAATAATAAATTTATCAGCATCGGAAGGAGAATGAACTTTGAGCATACCTGTTGTACTATTAGCTTCTTGTTCATTTAAATCTCTTTCAGCAGCATTTAATTTTTTAAGTTGATCGTTAATATCTTTTACACTTTCAACATCTTTACCTAAATATTTGCTACTTAAAGATTCTAACTTTAGAGTTTTACTATCTTTTTTAAGTAAAGCTTCTTTTCTCTTTTCTAATTTTTGACGCTGTTTATTTAATTCATTGCGTTCATTTTCAAAAATATCGCTAGAAATAGAAGCATCGAAAGCTATACCTGCTCCAGCTCCAAAATATTTATCTTCATTTTCAAAGTTGTTAGAAGTCAATTTATTTTTATAACTAGCCAGATCTGTTTGGAAAGAAATCCATTCCTGAGGTTCAGCTTTAGAAAATTCTTTAATTGTATTGTATAAATAATAAGCTACGATTTCCTCAGTTAATTCTCCAGTAGGAGATGGAACCCCTTCAAAGAATCTAGAAAAATTATCAGATTCATCATCGAGTAATGAAGCTAATACATCATCCATTTCTTCATCAGAAGCAATCATCATAACATTATGAATAAGAGTTTTCTTATTTTTCATAATGAATTTTTTAGCTTCAGTACCTAAATTAACTGCGGCCTGTGCTTTATCTTTATTCCAAGTTTTATTATAATATCCTGCTTTAAATGTAGGATTAGTTTCATATTCAGTAAGAATCTGTTTATAAGAATTCTTTAAATCGATTCCAGCAGCAAGGCGATCATTGATAGCACTATATCCATTAGAATATTCAAGAACTTCATCTTTAGTTCTATCAAGATGTTTTCTAATAGAAGAAACTTTCTCCCATTTATTGCTCTTGTAATTAAAAAATTCTTGTTCAGTTCTATTGATACCAGCATCGATTTTTGCAAGTTGCCAAGGAATAACTTCTGTTAAAGCTTTATGAGCAGCATTATCAAATGGATGCACTTCTGACGGATCCATATCATATTTGCCAGACTTTAATTTAACATCATTATCTACATGAGCCCAACCAGCGAGTTGTTTTAAATCTATTTTATTTCCAAGACCAAATGGTAATTTACCTAATAATTTTTCTAAACCAGGAGCTCCACGTTTTGATACGGAACCTAGTTTACGATTTATAGCACCAGGCAACCCTTCAAGTTTAGAATTTAATAATCTTGTGCCATAAGAAGATCGACCACCAGTGATAGCGTCTACAGCGGATTCAAAGAGCATATCAGATATCATGTTTTTGAGAGCACCTGTACCGCCACCCATATCCATCATCATATCGATCATTTCTTTACCAGTGCCAAGCATATCAAATGCTCCACCAGCAGCTTCAGATTTCATACTATTAAAGAAATGTTTCTGAAATTCTCCAAGATTAAATCCGCTAGTTTTACCATTTCCAAATATAGACTGGAATTTAGATTTTCTGACATCACCAGGTTTCTTAGGTTTGATTTGAGACCATTGAGCATCTCTAACTTCTTTAACCATAGCGGCTAAATCTTGAGAGAATGCTAATTGTTTAGCAGAGAATTCCATTTGAGCTTTTATAGAAACATTTCCCTGCTCAATGATTTTACCAATATTTGTTGCAATATTTGTCATCATCAACATTTTCTGTCGATGTTGTTCTTGAGAAATTTCAAGATTCTGAGCAAACATTGCTCTATCAGATTTAATTTGAGTTTGTGTAGCACCAACGATTGTAGCATTAGTTTTTTCAGTAAGTTTTGTATTTAATCTAGCATTAGCGTAACTTGATTTTACAACGGCAGAACCGACATTTAAAGTAGCTCCAACAGAACCGCTATCATCATCTGATCCGAGATTAAAATTAGAATCATCTCCACCTACATCAGAATCAAATGAAACATTATCACCGCCAAAGTCGAACCCATCATCACCAAACATATCACCGAACATTTCTTCAGCATTATTACGTTCGTCTTCAGTTTTTACAAATTTACCAGTTCTTGCTGCTTCTTTAATATCTTTTAGAGTACTTCCAGCTATATCTTTAGCGATACTACCATATTTTTTAGCTTCAGATTTCCAGTTAGCAATGTATGCTTTTGGATCAGTTGTAGAAGTTGTATCAGGCTTAAATTTTTCACCAAGTTCAACAGCTTCAGGATATAAATGTTTTCCAGTTTTAACACCAAGATTAACTACAGATTTTGCAACATTTTTAAGATACCCTTTTACTCCTTTAGGAGCCTTGGTATCTTTATTAGTTTTATCAACATTTAAAGGGAAGAATTCGTCTCCACCAGTAGAGAAAGAAAAATCATCGTTTCCAGAATTATTACCTTTTTTCATATATTTGCTCCTTTAAAGGACATGTTTTACTTATTATTAGTATATAGAAATGTCTTTTAATAAACTAATACCAGACTTACATTTTTATATAAATATTTGGAGGATTCAACCGAAATGAAACTTTTTAAGAAAATCAAAGCACGATATATTGCTAATTATATTATTAAGCAAATTCAAAAAATTAGTAAAACTGATACTTGTAACGAATATTTACGTGTTACTGAAAATATAAAGAAATCGAAATATATTTACATAAAATTTAATCTAATGGATGGTGTAAAAGATGTCCAGATGAATTTCATTGAATATTATAATTCTCATAAAAAAGCTGATGAAAGAGATTATTGTTATTTCCCAAGAAAATCAATTTTTGAATATTGGAAAATTTATAAAAAACATTTACCTAGTAAACTTTATAAATATCTTGATCTTTTAAGTAAACGATACGATTTTTATGAACCTGAAAAGATTAGAAAACTTGCTCTTATGGTAATAGATAATATTTCTAATTCAAGATATGAACTTTCTGATGATTCAGTTGTATATAACACAATGGTTAATACAGGAATTAATTGTTATAAAATAACTTTAAAACTTCTTTAAAAATATAAGTACTGGGACGAATCCCAGTACTTATTATATTAATTTATTGGTATAAATTATTCACCAACGAACTTATCAGCACCGAATTTATTTTCGCCTGAAAGTTCACTGTACATACCGTCTACAGTTCTTGTAGCTTCGCCACTTACAGCAGATGTATCAACACCATACTGTTCTGTAATAGATTTACGAGTTTCAAGAGCGTTACCGTATACATCACCAGCAGCATTAGAAGCCATACGTGTTGCGATAGTCATATCCAGTTGTTTCTGAACTGTTTCACGAGTAGCAGGATTACCAAGAGGTCCAACATATTTATCGTACATATATGCAGGAAGCATTTGTTCGAAATATGACTGACCAGCAAGGCCTGTACCAGCAAGAATGTATTTTGCAAGAATGTTAACTTCTGGTCCATCCTGGAAAATACCAGAAAGAGTAACCGACTGAGCATCAACTGCTGTATCGCTACCGATTTCACCAGAGTTAAATTTAGAAATACCATCAGGAGATGAAGGCCATACTTCATTCCAAAGACATGCATATTCAATGTCACCAGGACGACATGTAGGTCCGAGGAATACGTAAAGCAATGTTCCTGAATAGTTTGGACGGATAAAACGGAGATCCTTACCATACATATGGTGGATACCTGTTACAGGGTCAGTAATACCATACATCCAGTAACGCATAAGTTTACCAAGACCATCACCAGTACAAGTAATAGTATTGAGTGTAACATCTTTGTTACCTTGAGTAAGCTGACCAGGGAAGTCGAACTGTTGTCCATTTGGTCCAAATGTAACTGAACCAGAAGCATTGATCTGGTTATCAGCAATTCCTTCAACGCTTCTTACAGCATTTTCAAGGAAGAACTTAAGATATTTAACAGCTACAGGATCGAAGAACGATGGTACTTTAAGCCATTTTACAATGAACTTACCAGTACGAATAGGTTCGAGAGCACCAATATGGTTAGGATCGAATGATTTAATACCATTCTGAGAAAGAAGATTATCGAATACAGATGATGCCATACCAACAGTTGTGTTATCCCAACCAACTACGTTATGGTGCATACCATTGATGCCACCTTTTCCGAAATCTCCAGTATTTTTATACATACCTTCAATCATTTCTTCTGCCATAATTAAGCCTCCTTAACACCATTACGGTTAACTGTAATAGTACAATTCCAAGAATCAAATACATCAGGGAATGTAACGGAAATATCACAAGAAGCTTGATTAAGAAGCTTATCACGATTAGACTGGTATAAGTTATAATCGAGAATAATGTTGTTAGGATATCTATTTTGGAAAATAGATTTCAGTTCTTCACTTGCTTTCTCGATAGCAGCATCAGCACCATCAGAATCAAATGTGTATTTAACAAGAACAAGTTTAACAACACGGCGGATATCATTGATAAGTAATGAGTTTCTAAACTCAGCAAGTTTAGAAATTGATTCTTTATAACAGTTAGCATCTGAGAAGAAATAAACATTCTTTCCAGTATAATTACCAACGATTGTGTTAGAAAGAGCTTTACCAAGATCAGTAGCCCAATAAAGTTTATTAGCTTTAGCAAGTTTGATCTGATATCCCTTAGGAATAGTCTCTTCAACTACCCAGTCGAAAATTGTCTTACGAACGCATCCATAATCATGTTGAGCACCAGCAATCTTAACGAAAGGATGACTAGCATAAATTGTATGAATGTCGTTTGAAAGTTCATATGTACCAGTTACGCGTACATTAATTCCACGATCTGCAGTAATACCACAGTGAGGAATAATAGCAAAGTTTTCACTTGCTGCACTTGGAACGAGAGCAAGAAGCTGCTGAGCAACTGCACAAGCCTGTTCAAGATTATCAGTAAATCCAGTATCCCAAACTATACAGATATCACGACGATTCTGTACAATATTAGCCATAGCTGTTTTTACTTCAAGAGGATAATTTGCATCATAGATAATTCCAGCATCACATTTGAGTACATTTGTGATTGTTGGTGTGTCAATTTCACACTTAAAGAATTTCTTAAGCATATCATTACGATATGTTTCGAGTTCATCACCAGACATAGATTCGATAGCTCCATCAGAACCACCATTCATGTAAACAGGTGTAGAAACATCAACACTTTCGCCATCAATAACGACGTTATCGTACTGATTACCAGATTTATCATAACCATTGATGAAATCGAAATCTTCAACAGTTTCAGGAACTGTCATTCTGTTAAGATCAGCTTCGTCAATTCCATTAGTCATAACTGGTTCTTCATTAAGTAATCCTTTAAGATAACTTATGAGTTCGGCATAATTATCCTGATAATATTCAATCTGAATCTGTTTCTTATTCTTAGAATCGTCGAGATTCTGATAAACCTTCTGTAAACCTTCGATAACAGAGATTGTTTTAGAAACCTGAGCACTAGGGTTGAAAGAGAAGCTTAAATCATTACCAATACTAAGAGTAAGAGCTCCAGCTGAAGTTTTCTTCAAAAGGAATAATTCATAACGGCGTCCATCATTAACTACTTCATCACGAGCAAAGTCATTAATGAGACGGAAACCATAATCATTACCACATTTACCACGTGCATAATAATACATAGTGAATAATGGGAAAATATTCCAATCAGAGTCACTAGTAATAATATGTTTTTCACCAGCAGCAATTTTAGCACCATTTGCGTATTCTTTTACAGTTTCATCATACTGTTCAACAAGTAATTTGATTCTGTAACCAGAAGTTGTAGCATTTGTAACTACCTGATTTTCACCATTTAAAGGCTCACCAGTATCAGGATCAACTCCTGTAGTAGGAACAGATGAAACAACAGTGATAGGAATTTTTTCACCAAGATCATCCTTAGCGAAATTTCCATACATATCACGCTTGTAAAGTGGAATATCTGATTCTTTCTTAATTGCTACCTTAAAAATAAGGTGAGCAAGTTTTGCATCTTCAGGAAGAAGACGACATAAATAAGCTGTTGCTCCAGCTTTCATTACGTTTTCAGCGATAAGGTTCTGAAGACCATATGCCTTTGAATCGGCGAAGTCTGAACCATATTTTTCAATAGCTTCGGCGTAACCACCAGTCATTTCACGAATAACATTATCTTCACCATCTGATGCAAAAATAGCATGTAATGAAGGTAAAATTGAGTGAGCTACCGGTGTGCTAGAAACACTGCCTATAGAGTTATCAATGACTTCAATACTGTTGATACCGAAGCCTGAATCTTCAATAACCATACAATGTCCTCCGGAGGATAAAATAAAAAAAGTTGTAATATTACAAAACATTTGATGCTATAACTCACAATTATCGCACCAATGTAGTTTACATTGTAAATATATTATAATGTTGAAAAATACCAGTATTGTTCGTTTATTTTTAAATTATGTATATATTATAATAATGTAAATACAACAAATTTGTATAATTCATAATTATGGGGGTAAAAAATTATGAAAACTAATAACAAAAATGTGATTTCAATGTTGATGGTAACATGTTTATTATTATGTATTTCGATGTTCGGAATATTAATATTAACAATGAATGTTATTGATAGTGAAGTTGCGCCTATCAATCAAGTTGAATTCGAAGAGGAAAAAGTTCTTGAAAAAGAGGATATTAAATGGGATGTTTCATTTGATTATGAAAAACTTTCTCATTATCTTCTATCTGATGAAATGTTGGAAGAAAATTTCTATTTAGATAATATTCCAGCTGAATATGGTGATGCATTCTTATACTATACGAAAGATAGAAAAGAAATGCGTCCATATTTCTTCTCACTAATGATGCATGAATCTAATGGATTCACAGCATTTAAACATAAAAATAAAGATGGTTCATATGATTACGGTCCATCTCAATTAAATTCTAATAACATTAAAAATGAAAAATTTAGAAATTGGTATAATCCTAAAGATGAATCCCATATTACTAATAAATATTGTTTTTATATGGTTATGAGTATGAATTTTTATTGGGACCTAGTAAATAAATATGGATACGATTATGCTTTTTATGCTTATAATGGTGGAGAAAGAACTGTAAAATTAATAAAAAATAAAAGCTCGCATTATGCGAGCCTTGTTAAAGCAGTTAAAACATATGATATAGCTGTAAGAAAACAAATGCAACTAGCAGAAATAAATCTTGAAAATTATGTAGTTCAAAAACGTGCAGAGCACATTAATGAACTACAATATAAAATAGCTAAAAGTATTCATAATATCCATTTAGCAGCACTAGAACGAGCTGATAAAAATGAATCAAATAATACAATTCTACAGGATACTAATGAGTTTGGAAATTACAACATCTTCTACATCAGAAGAGAAGATCTTCTTCAATTTGAGATTAAAGAAGGAGTTGTCATAGGTGAGACGATAATTGGCACTTTCAATATATAGTGTAGACAATTCTACGTTTCCTTCAGATTCCAATAAAGCTACATCGATATAAGATTCTGCTATTAAACCATATTCTAATACATAACCCAAGTAGTCTGTGACTATTTGTGGTTTTGTATTATCATTTATAGGAGTATGGTTTATTTTTTCTATATAGTATTTGAATGATAATTCATTCCAGTTAGGAATATCTTCAACAAAATCTCCATCGATTTTTTGAAGTCCTAATACATATTGAATAAAATAATCACAAATATTCAAAACGAATATTTTATAAATACAATATAATTGATAAATGTTTCCTTCAGATAAGTTAATACCAAATGAATTTGAATAAATATTTGAGACTTCTGCACAAAATTCGTGTATTTTTTCTCTATCTTTTTCAGTTAATCTTTCATCGACATAAATTGTGCAGTCTTCCAGGTCCTCGTGATCTGGAAGTCTTAAATATTCTTTTACGAACATTTGAAAATAATCCGTATTATCAATACCAGGATTTATAGTAGCACATTGTTGACGTAAACCATCAATTATACCTTGATATTGTGTTTCATTTAAATCTAAACTTTGATCTTCACCAAAGGTTGTGAAATCGTCTTCATATTCTTCATACATGTCTTCCATTTTTTTCTCCTTAGAATTTGGATTTGAAAAAGTTATTATCTACTTTAAAGTTAAAAGTAAACATATTAACTGGATCTTCTGATGTATCACGTTGTTCTTCAGTTTTAGCTGCGATTTTATCTGGATCGTCTTTATCAAGATTTTCAGAATATTCATGATGGTCTTCCATATGATCTTCAGCAATAGTATCAACATCGATTTCATTACGATCGATTCTTGGTGAATCGTCATAAACATCAATAAATGATTCTCTATCATTCATCAACATTTCATCATTATTCTGATTTGATAAAGCTCCATCCATAGCAGCTTTTAATTGTTGTCTAACAAAATCATTAGATTTATCACGTTGTTTATAACTTTCATTAAGGGTCATAGCAACTCCTTTATTACCCATTACATAATCATAAGCAGCTTGTTCACTACTTATATCGATTTTAGTAAGAGTTGAATTAAAGAATACAGAATCAATATATCTACCTTTTGTTTTACAGAACATAATGAACCATCTACAATATAGATAAGCAATCAATGTATCATCATGTCCACCAGACTGTTTATGGTCAATACGTCCATCTTTAGTAGTAATTAATCCTGCAATTTCATCAGTAATAGTATGATCGTGAATCATGTGACCTTGTTCGATTACTGAAACACGCAACACATCACCATACATAATTTCACGCAAATGATGAACCATTGAAACGCCTAACTGTTCATCTTTATCTTTATAAATTCGAGTAGTTCCAATTAATTCAGCAATAGTTTCAAGAACTGGTACACCTACAAAGTTACGTTCTCCAACAAGTATAGATTTAGGGAACATATAAAGTAAAATATATGCTACAGCTCTTGCAAAACGATTAATAGAATATTGGTTAACTCGCATTGTAAATACTACTTCTGAGTTACAAACATCTACACCAACAAGTGTTGAATAGTCTCGTCTTGTATTTCCACCACAGTCCATACCAAATACAATATGTTGTGATTGAGATCTACAAAGAGTAGGATCGCGATAAAATTTAGTAACATAAATTTTATCAACCATAATAATTTTAAGAGGATCAATGGCCATCTCTTCAAGAGCTTGTACACGTTCTTGTCCTAATGGATGATCCGCATTAGAATCTGACCAGATATTCAATACACCACGATTAAACTCATCGAGACCAGGCATAAGAGCTTTCATCTCATCGAGATAATTCATTGGTTTAGACAATTCATACCATTGATATTCTATTCTTAAGAATTGTTGTCCGGTATTATTGTTTTTAATATAATCTTTTACTTCATCTGTATTTACTCTTATAGGATTACCATATTCATCAAAATCACACTTATCATAAAGTAATTCTGTAAAAGGTGCACAGTTTTGTAAGAATTCATAAGCCCAAGCACCAGTTTTAGATTTTTTATTACCAGCTGTTGTAGTAATAATAATATGATGATGTGAACCATTTCTTTCAGCAGCTTTAGCAACTGTAGAATAAGCAGGAATAGCAGCACCA